CCACAAACCAATAAAACTCTTTTACTTGTAGTTGTATCTTGTGCAATTATAGCTGAGCAAAGATCGCCTGCAGAAACTTTGACAACTTTATATTTTGAAGCAAGAGGTACTAATGTCAGAGAATTTTGCTGTGTAATGTTTGATGAAAAACCAAGTTGTCCATTACTATTTGAACCACTTGCATAGAGTTTTCCATCTACATCAATTACAAACGTATGATATAAGCCACTTTCTATTACAGTGTATTGTTTAGTATCATCAACTAATTGAAAGCCATATCTATCTGGAGTATTAGATCCACTTGCAATTGCCCCATACAACGCTTGCCCTGATGAAAATAATTTATTAGTAAGAGGATTTGAAACGGCAGACACATTTACTTGAATTTCATTTCTGTTACCCAAATTAGTTGCTGTTGTTGATGATAATTTTTTAGTATCAAATACTACAAGACTAATAGTAAATATTCCAGCTGTATTAAACTGATTAGTAAATGTTGAAGTAAAACCAGACTTTACGCCATCTATAGACCATTCATAAGTAATGTTAAATCCATCTTCAACATCATAAGAATTAGCACCATTGAAAGTAAAACTATCACCAACTTTTAATTCAACATATCCTGAAACACTTGGCTCATTACCAAGAATAGCAATAGGATTTTGATTTGGTGGTGGTATAGGATCGTCAAAAACAAAAACAGTTTTATTAACTAAATCAGATTCTAGTCCTAAATTATCAAATACACTTAAAGTTATTGTATGATTTCCAACACTGTCAAAAGATGTTTCGAAAGTTGGAGTATTAGAGTTTTGATTTACTCCGTCTTTGAGCCATTTGTATCCATTAATAAATTGATTTATGTCAGTATCAAAACTTCCTGATGAAGTAAATACTATTGGAGTATTAAGTTTTACTGCTACAATTCCTGATGGCACTGTATCTAATAATGCTACGGGTTTATTATTTAGCACTATGTAGTCTAAAGTAGCTGTATTTGTTGCTGCTAAGTTGTCTGTAACAGTCAATGATACTTTGTATGTACCTGGTTGTGAATAAACAGTAGAAGCATTAATTTGATCTGAAAAACTACCATTCCCAAAATCCCAAGAATAAATCAAAGGACCATCAACGTTATCTGGGTCGTAACTCCCGGCACCTGAAAAGTCTACAGTTACCGGAGCTTGTCTAGTTCTTGAAGCAGGGTTAGCTCTTATGACTGCAACTGGTGGAATATTTGGAGCATTAACTTTGACTCCAATATATGCTAAATCACTAAATTCTCCATCATCATCTTGAACTCTTAATGTGACTACGTATGGTGTAAATCTTGCATTAATGAAAGTGTATGTGAAAGATTTTGTTGTGATTGGAGTACCAGAAATTCCGTTTAAGTACCATTCATAATTTACAACTGAGCCATCCAAATCATAAGAATTAGAATCAAAAACAACAGTAAATGGAGCAATACCAACTATAGTATTATTGTTAGCAGTTTTATTTGTTGAGATAACTGCAAATGGCTTTCTGTTATTAATTCTGACAGTTTGAGTAACTGTACTAAATAAACCTAAATTATCATACACTGTCAAGGAAACTACATAGTCTTTATTTCCCTTATCATATGACTTTTGTGGTGATTTTTGTAAAGGATCTGTAGTTGTAAAGGTTGTACCATCTCCGAAATTCCATACCCATTTATTTATAGCATTATCTGGATCAGTTGAAGTGTCCGTAAAAGTAACTGGATCAAAAGTAAAAGCATTATTTGGTCCAAAAGTAAAATTAGCAATAGGTGGCTGATTGTTGATAATAATTTTTTGAACAGAATTTAATGTTTCAACACTAATACCATTTCTATTATCAATAACAGATAACTTCGCTGTAAATACCCCAATGGATTTATATATATGAGACACAAGCGCAGGAGTCACAAATTGAGTAGTAGTACCATCACCAAAATCTAATTTATATAATATAATATTTCCATCAGGATCATATGAGCTTGATGAGTTAAAAATAAATGTATCGTTTATAACACCAGAGTTTTTATCCGTTACTAATATAGCAATTGGTAGAACATTATCAGGAGGTGTTACTGTAACGATTACGCTTGTTGAATTTGTACCCCCTGAATCATCTGTAACTAATAAAGTAACTGTGTATGTGCCTTCTGTAGTAAAGTTAAATGTAGCATTTGGGGTTGAAGCTGACAAACCATTTGAAACAGTCCAGTTGTAAGAAACAATAATTCCATCTTGATCTGATGAAGTATCTCCGTTCAAAGTTAAACTTCCTGGAGCTTTAACATTCAAACTGGTGTAGGTAATTCTAGCTACTGGGTTTCTGTTTGTTACTGTAATTAATAAATTAGCAGTTGAAGAATCACCAATATTATCAGTAACTGTCAAAGATGATTTATACGTTCCTGGTTTAGAATAAGTATGTGATTCAAATGTTGTTCCTTGAACAATGACTGTTCCATCACCAAAATCCCAAGCATATTTAGTTATATTGCCATCAGAGTCATATGAATTATTACCAAAGAAAGATACTAATGTTTGTGACAAGACTGGATTAGGTGAAGCTGATAATATTGGAACAGGGACGTTATTTTTAATAACTATATCTAAAACATATGTATTTGACAAATTACCATCATCTCTTACAGTTAATTTGACTGGGTATGTTCCTGACTTATTGAAAGTGTAAGCAACTGTTTTTTGATATGTTTGAGCATTGTAAAATACAGATCTTCCTGTTTCAAATTCCCATAACCAACTTACTATCCTGCCATCAGCATCAGTTGATGCGTCAGTAAAATTAATTACGACTGGAGCAAAAACATTATTAGTGTCTACAGTAAATAAAGCTATGGGAGGTTGATTTGCTGGAGGAGGAGAAACAGTGAACTGAATAGATGATGTTGTAGTTTTTTTATTTGTTCCATCTGGCAATCCATCGTCAGTTACGATTAATGAGACTGTATATATTCCTGGGAAAAGATAAGTATGAGTTGGATTTTTAAGGGTTGAATCAGTTGTTGAAAATGCTGATCCATCGCCAAAATTCCAATCCCAATTTGTTATAAATCCATCTGGATCTGAAGAAACCTCTGTAAATTTACCTACCAAAGGCTTGAAACTTGTCTGAATTCCAGTCACATTCGAGATAATAGGAGATTGATTTACTAATGGATTAACTACTACGTTTTTGGTAATACTGGTTGTTTTTCCACCATTATCAGTTACAGTTACAGAAACTTGATAATTTCCAGATGACAAATAAGAATGTGATGGATTTTGAATTGTGTCAAAAGAATTATCACCAAAATCCCAATTCCAAGTTGTAATTGCTCCATCAGAATCTGTAGACGTATCTGTAAAATCAATTACTAATTTTCTGTTTTGTTGTGAATAGGAAAAGTTAGCAATAGGAGGATTGTTGCCTGGAGGGAGTACTGTAATTTCTTTTGATCCTGAAGCTTGTAGACCACCTGAATCAGTTACAGTCAACATAACTAAGTACTTTCCAGGTGAAGCATAAATATGTTCAGGATTTTGAACATCTGCGGTTTGATCGTCGCCAAATTTCCAGTTCCAAGCTACTATTGGACCCTCATCATCGCTTGACGTATCTGTAAATTGAACTTTCAATGTTGGTGCAAAAGATGTTTGAGCTGATCTAAATCCTGGTGCTGGTGGATTGTTTGAAACACCATTGACATTGATAGTTGGTCCTACAAACTTAACAGAAATTCTTTCCAAATTATCTTTAACTTTTAAAGATGGAACAAATGTACCTGATCTTGTGTAATCATAAGTAAATGATGCATTGTCAAATTTTATAGAAGTGTTTCCATCTCCAAAATCCCATTCATAAATTTGTAAGAATGAATTGTCATTTGCTGGAGTAGATTGATCTGTGAATGTAACAGTGAGTGTTACATCTCCAGAAGTTGGAGTTGCAGAAAACTTAGCTTGAGGTAATAGGTTGTTAACTGGAGCTGGATTTACAGTAATTACAATTGAAGCTGAATCACTACTAATACCATTAGTATTTGTAACAATAAGAGTAACTTTAAATTGTATTGGATCAGTCGTGTTATTTACAAAAGTATGAACTGGATTTTCTTCTGTAGATTGAGTTTCATCACCAAAATTCCAAGCATAAGTTAATGTACTTCCACCTGGATCATAAGAATTTGTTGATAAGAAATTTACTAACAATGCAGATTGTCCACTTATAGGATTAGCTTGGATATCTGCTACTGGAGTTGAGTCTTTTACTGTTGAATCAGGAGTATTTACACATTCTATATCAAATTTTCTTGTACCCAAGATATCTGCATAAGGGTCAAAAAGAACTGCCTCTATATAACATTTACCAGAATCATAAGCAACTAAAACTTTCCCGTTATAATCTTGTTTTTTGCATGAAATTAAAGCTGGTTTTTGTTTGGGGACTTCAGCATTTAATTCACTTTGAGAATCATAATAAGTAACTATATTACTTCTGTTGATTAATTCTGTGACTAAAGCTTCATCTAACTTGCCTTTGATCAAATGTAGCTTATCTGATCTCTTAGCGCCTAGAACTTTAGATGACAAATTGTATTCAAAATAATATATTCCACCATTACACCAAAATATTGATCTGTGTAAGTTTAATTTTTCATCATAATCTGAAGTCAATCCATAAATATTATATTTATCTGAAAGAGTATTTCCAGTAAGTGCATCTAGATCAAACAATACATTTTTATCTAGGGCTTGGTAATCTGAAATTATCTTAAAATTTATTTGTCTAGGATTTGAATTCAATGAGTAAGCGACTATGTATTCTCTTGAAGAAATTTGAGATACTGTTGGGAATGAAGAATAAGCTGTTCCAGATGAGCTTATTGGTTCAAGCAATCTGAAATCAGATATGTATGTAGGAGCAACTCCATCAATAAAAATAGTTTTATCTGTGATTGGAGCGTTTATACTAGTTGTGTTTAAAGATACTGATCTAAAAACAATTGCTCCAGGGTCTGCGTATCCTACATTGAACAATTGAGGAGCTTGATCAGAAACTGCATATGAATTATATTTTGTACCAGTAAATGCTTTTGATAAAGTAGAAAAATTAGCATCTGTCTTAGCTTCTCCATCAATAAATGGAAACCAAGAAAGTTTATTTCTCATATCTGTATTAGCTGCAATTAAACTTTCATAATAATGAGAATTTGTAGCTGTTTTACTTGAGTTTTTTTCAGTAAATAAAAATGCATTTACTCTTGATGTTTGATTAATATGAGTTTCTGAACCTAGAACAAATGGAAATTCACCTTTGATAGTTACACCAGTTCCAGTTATTGTATTGTAGCCTACTGGATATTTTTCATATTGCTGAGTGAAAAATGAATCTGTGGTGATAATTGCAGTTTGATTTTCTTCACCTGGTTTTGTCGTCGGAACAGTATAAGCAATTACTATAGATTTTTCAAAACCAGACTCACAAGCTGAAAGGTTTGTTGCAACATTTTGTTTTCCACCTTTATACGCAGCTCTTTCTCTTTTGGCTTGTGCGAATTTTCTTGTTGAGCTTCTGTAACTTGATGGTGTGGTAAAATTTTTAGATTTTTCTAGTTCAATATAATGGTCAATTTTATTTTTGCCAAATGGTGATGATGTTTGAAAATATCCTTTTGAATCTGATTCGGAAGATCCTTTATTAGTATTAGTTGAAACTTCAATTAAATTAGCTTTTCTAACATCTTCTGCGGTGCTTTTTTTAGGAGGTAAAATGAGACCGTATCCAGGTCCTCTTGCTATGAAACCACCACGAAGATGCAGTGTGGATTCTTGCACTGTTCCATCTTCGTTTCTAAGTGATGAGTTGCCGAATAAATCTGGCTTACCTGGGGGAAAATCAGCATTAATTCTATGGAAAATAGTTTGAGCTAATATGGACTTTACTTCGTTGAAATTTACATCTATGGAAGTTATATAAGAGGTTCCTGATCCGCTGTTTTTACCACTTGGTATAGCTAATACTCCGCCACCATACAACCAAGATGCATAACCAGAATCAGAGTTCAAGTAGTCAGGATCAAGTAAATTACCATAAATTCTTTCACCAGTTACAGGATCAGTCGGGAAAGACTTATCAACTTTTGTAGCCATCCATCCTGGGTGTCTTGTTATTGCTGAATAAGGATTATTGGGATTTAACCAACGAGGAGCAACATAATAATCAACTTTATTTATATCATCACACAATTCTGAAATTGTTTTTGGAAATAAGGTCCAAAAACTTACTGAAGCAGTAGAAGTAAATTGCCAGTTTATATCGCCTTCTTCTTCATCTCTGCCATCTGTGTTTTGTTGCCAAAATCTTCTTGTATAGTACTGGGTTTCTGTTGGAACACCTGAAGTATTTGCATTTTCTGCGGCAATAAATTTTGTTTTTGCTTCAAAAGTATTCTGATCTCCAGAAATAACAAAATTAGCCAATGAATTTTGTCTATATAATTCTATATCTCCTAATTCCATCAAAGAATTTTCTAAGTTTATTTTAGTAACTCTAGATATTCCATAAAAAGGGCCATTTTGTACTTCATCTTGAGGATAATCATCAATTGCAGTAACTTCATTTCCAGTGTTGCTTGGAGATATTCTTGTTCTTAGTAGTGAATCTTTTGGAAATATATATTCATTGAGTCTTACAGGATTTACAGTAATTACAGGTGCATTATTGGAAAAAATATTTTCTCTTCCATTAGTTGTTGTTATTGGAATGCCATCGAAATTTGGTTCACTATTTTTATCATATTTCGCATATTCTAAAGTTGCTTTGTACACATCATTGAATCTCTCAACTTTTGCAAACTTTACAACTATTGAATTAAATGTATCGTCCGTAGTCTGATCAAAAAATGTTAATTTAATACTTGCATTTACATTAAAAATTAAATTTTGATCAAATTGTCCCGTTGTTTGCAAAGTGAAATATGCAGAACTAAAATCAACTGAATTTACATAATCGAAAATTTTATATTTTTTTGTGATGCCCTGTGTATTTTCAACTTGAATTGCATCATATGGTAAATCTTGGTTTTTATCATAAGCTGAAATGTTTGTAATAAAAATAGTATTGTTTCCATCTACAAATTTGCTCGTAACTCTAGCTACTACATCTGTAATGTCTGGAAAATTATAAGCATAATCAAAAATTTCAAATTCATCTGGAAAAGTTTTATCTTCACTTTGATTTAAAAGTTTGTAAATAGTCTTATCTTTAGTTAAATCATTTTTTGGTACATAAAGATATAAAGTCTTTCTGTAGTCTGGATCATTGCCTATTTCTTGAGGATTCCAATATTTAGCAAGTTTTATTTTTCCATTGATAATTCTTGGTCTGCCAAAAATTATATTTGTTCCAACACCAGCTTTCGGAAATCTTCTTGGATCAACTTCAAAATAATCTATTGTTGCATCAGAGTCATTTGAAATGTAAACAAAACCTGAATTGCTTATACTTTTTTTGATATCATCATTTATCCAATTATCTGACTCCCTGTCTAAAGCAGGTTTTGTAATCAGAAAATCATCTTTTGGCTTGTTTTCTGCTGATAAAAATCCAAGATTGTAAGATACTGAAGGAACCGAAGTAGTATATGTATTAAGTCTCGGATAAGGGCTGTCTTGATTGTCTACAAAATCTATTTTATTATCTGGATTACAAAGGTCTATGGTCAATGATGAAAATTTATCTGAATTAGTATTTACTAAAAAAGATTTTTCATTTTCAACAATAGTATTTTGATTTTGCTTAGGACCTTTAGCAATTTCAAATATTTGTAAGTTAGCAGATTGGCTGTCATTATTTTTTGATCTTGCTTTAATTTTTAAATATCTAAATCCAGATAGATTCAAATCACCATAATATTTCGGATTATTTGTATCTCCAGTAAAAGTTCTAGAATTTGACTCTCCTGGAATTTTAAGGGTTTGATTTTGCTTCAATGTCATAGCATTGAACTTCCAACCTCTTAAAGGAATAGGAGCGCAACCAAAAAAATCTTCATCAAAATCTAAAGTTCTGAAACGAGATTCTTCATTAATGTCCTGGCAACCACAAGTTAACCTAACAAATTTTTCAGGATAATCCATATACTTAGTAGGGCTGAGTAATGTGTCAAATTCTTCTGGTGCAGTTCTTCTATCAATAGCTCCAAAAATCCATTTCTGTTGATTACTGAAGTCAATAATTGGCGAGGACAATAAAATCTGTTCTCGAGTGGTTCTATTGTCAGCTGTCAAGAAAATTTCTTCGACTGTATAAGTTACATAAGTTTGACTTCCTGAAATTTTTCCACTTCTTGTTTCAACTGTTTCAAATGTGGGTATGACTATTTTTTTGTTTTTACACTCAAAATTTTTCTCTTCTCTTTTTCCCTCACTCTTAAAGCCTGCAATATATCCTTTGAGATAATCTGTGTAAGGTTTATCCCAATTATAAATCTGTGAATCAAAAGTTACATTCCTACTTGGTTCTTGATATAATGATATTTTAGCCTTTCCTTTCCAATTTGAATCTGATTTTAAATCCCAAGTATCTTCTGTTACTGTCCCGTTAGGACTTACAAGTGGTGGTATCGTATAATCAGTGTAATTTACATTGCCGCCAACTTTTATGTATCCACTTGTAGGTATAGATGCACCGCTGCGATCTAATGATTGCCAAGCATAGGCAGTTTTAGACACACCGTAAAAAACTCTTTCAAAAGAATCTGGCGCATAATCTTGAAACTTACTAAATCTACTTGTTTGTCCATTTGATTTAGTGTGAATAATGTATATACCAACTCTTGCTTTTTTTGAAAAATCAATAGTTTCAAACCAATTTAAAGTAGTATATTTTGGCCATTGTCTTACAGTTTTTTCTGTGAGTTCTTCTGGATTCCATACTTGATTTGTTGTTTGACAAGTATTGGGTACTCTGTTTTCTTTTAATGGATAGTGTTCAAGAATTTCAACCATTTCTAGCAATGGGTTGCCTTTATAAATATATCCTTCAACTGTTCCAGATATATCTCTGTAATATCTTTTTCCAAGATTATTAATATTTGATCCACCTATATTAAAAAAACTATCTATATTTTCATCTTTTGGTGGTTGAACATCTAAAATAAATGAGCCTCGTAAATCAACTCCTGTGCCTTTAAGTTTAAACAAAAGAGGTATTTTATTGCCAAAATTGTCTCCAAGCTTGTAAATTGGTATTGTTAGTTTAAATCTATCTGCGGTTTCTCCAAACCAATTGAAACCGCCACCATCTGAAATGGAATCTGCTACAGAGCCTGGAAACGCTCTGCCTATAGATATTTCTGCAGTAAATTCTAAACCTTGCCTAAAAATGATATAAGCCCCGGCCAATACAGAAACTCTTCCAAAATCAATGATTGCGCCTTGGTCATCAAACCTAACAGTATAGTTAAACTTGAATTTACCTACAAATCCATAATTTCTATCTCTGTCTGTTTTATAAGTGGCCATTTATTAACTTCTCAGGAATCTATCTAACATAGTTTGTACAGTCTGCTGGGTTTCCTTACGCAGCTCTTTGATTCGTTCTTCTGTCTTCATTTCTATGTTGTAAATTTCTTGGATTATTTCTTTTTTAATAGTGTGGAATTCATTTTTAGTGATGACATTGGACACTAAATTATTTGTTACATTTTCAATTTTCTTGACAAGCAACTCTTCTACTTTGTTTTCAACTATCTTTTCTGTCTTTTTCTGCTCTTCTTTCTCTTGGTGATAATTATTTGTAGTGAAAGTTTGACGATTATCTACTTTGTAATAATTATCTTTCTTCTCTTTGTAAACATCAATTTTAATTTGAGAAGTATTATTTACAATGCGATTTTGTGTCTGCTCAATCTTTTGAATCTTTTGAGTAACTTTGCGTTCATTAGTAGTTTTTTGAATATTCAAGACATCTAGTAACTGAATAAAATTACTAACTTTTCTATCTTTACTTGTCTTTGTTACTTTTTGCTCATTATAGAAATTCATCATATCAAAGAAATTTTGTTCTACTTTATATGAATTTCCCTGAACCTTGATGGTCTCTCTATTCATTTTTTCTAAACGCTTGGAAATACGGGCAAATTCACGCTCAGTTCTCTTCTCTTGTTTGATTTGTTGAGTAACGTTTAACTCAGAAAATAAGTTAGAAATATTCTTTTTATTGCTTTCAAAACTATAACGATTTAAGATCGTAGTATTCTTCTCAGTTTCTAATAAATTTAAATTATGAATAAATTCTTGAAGCTGGACCTTTTGAGTTTTGTTAGTAACTTGCAACACAGAATTGTTCTGGACATTATTAGTAACATTGATATCTTGTAAAGTTTCTCTAATCTTTTGTCTTTGAGAAATATTGCTTATCTTGCTTTCAAATCTGTTGAAAGATTGAATGTAATTCTTACTCAAATTGATGGCAGTAATAAAGTCTTTTTGATCTATTTTACTTACACGATTTACAACATTATTTTCTTGGATAACATTGTTTATAAAGTTTAAATTCTTTACTATTTGATCAACATTTTTGACTTGTGAAATCTTATTTATTTGTTGGACGCTAGTTTTAAATTCTCTGTAATTTTGAGAAATTAAGTTTAAATCTTTAGTAATTTGATTGATATTATTAGTATTGGAAATCTTAGAAATATTCTGAGCAGTTTCTTGAGTTACATTGACAGTATCCAGAACTTCTACATTTTTGATAAGATTGGAAATTCTATTGTAGATTTTTCTTTCTTGCACAGTCTTTGTCAAGTTTACAATATTCAATAAATCTTTATTTTCAAAATTAGAAACCTTTTGAATAATTTCTGTAATTTGATTTATAGATGATAATTTCACATTAGATAAATCAGTTTTATTTGTAAGATTGATAATATTTTCAACTTGATTGATTTTTTTCTGTGTAACATTTTCCAGTTGACTAATCTTCTTAACAACTTCAATATGTTCTTCTGTCAAATTGTTTACTTGATTTATTTTAGAAAGTTTTTCAATATTTTCAGATATTAAACTAATTTGAGAAATCTTGACATTATCAATTTTAGAAATATCTATACTTTTTGAAACATTTATTAAATTCTTTAAGTTTTGAATTTCTGTTTTGAATTCTGTTGTGCTTATATTGTTTTCTTGTGTTATTAAATTTTCAAGATTTTCTGTAACTTGATTTACGTTGTTGTATCTTGCCAGCCTAGTAACTTTTCTTACTAAATTTTCTGTTTTTTTAATATCTTGAGTGACGTTGATGTTTTTAAGTAAATTAATTTTTTCTGTAATATTTTCTGTATTAAAGTTTGACAGTTTTTCTACTACAAATCCAAAATTAGATTTATTAATTATTTGATTGAAATTTTCAACATTTTTTTGGTCCACACGAATTGAAGACAATTTAGGATTTATTGAAGTTGTATTTAAGTTTTCAATTACATTTGAAATATTTTTGTAACTTTGCGCAATTCTAGTGAACGATTTACTTTCTGATAAATTGACAAAAGATTTTAGTTCTTGAGTGATATTTAATGAAGATAATTTATTAAGTATCTGGTTTTCAGTGTTATCAAAAGAAACAACATTTTTAGAAACATTAACAAGATTTTTAATATTTTCAACTGTAGAGCTTGATACTTTAGTAATTTCTAAATTATTATTTTTAGAATAATTTAAAACATCAACTAGATTTTTAATGTTAGAAGTATTGATATTACTTTGCTTCAATACTGTGTAAATATTTCTTAATTGTTCTTCGTTTGTGACTAAAGATAGTAAAGCTCTTACTGTTTGATTGTTGGATATGTTGCTAATTTTGTTAACTATGATATTTGAGTATTCGTCAATATATTCAGTGTTGTTCAAAACATTTTTGATTTCTTTTGCTACGTAATTATTTGTCTTTTCTTGAATATGGACCATTCTATGGTGAACAAAAGAAATATTTTGCTGAGCTACATTTAAATCATTTTTGATTTTAGTTATCTTGTTCTCAACATATTGATTACTATTTTTAATTGTTTTTAAAACTGCATACTGAAATTCATAATCATTTGCAGTGTATTCATAATTGATATTTTTAGTAAGATTAACAATATTTTTAAAATGGTTATTTTTATGAGTTACACTGTGTCTGTGAATATTTTGATATGTGTTTTTAAGATTGATTTCAGTTTGCTTAATTTGCTGGACTGTATCATTGAAGAAGTTTAAGTTTTGAATAAATTCTCTGTATCTATTTTCAATATGTCTATAAAAATTGTAAGAAGTTGATAAGTTCTTAAGATTGGTTTCGTAGACAGTTTTTTCAGAGTGATTGAGTATTCTGTTAAACTCAATACTTAAGTTTTTACTATGCTGGTTGATTATCTTAAAGAATTGATTTTCAATATTAGGCGTAATGTTCAAATCTTTCAAAAAAGATTTATATAAATTTTCAAAATCAATCTTAGTAGCTTCAGAAAACTTACTTAAATTAGTTATTTGTTGATTGACAGTTCTATTAGTATTGTTGATAAAATTAAAATCAGTATTGTTAGCAGTACTTATGTTGTTAACTGTTTTAGATGATCTTACTTGTAAATCAATTTTATTATTATTTTGTAAATTTATTTGATTTAGATTTGTAGTAGAATTGTTACTCACGCTAAATGATTTATTTGATTCATTGTTTGTGAGAGATATGTCTTGAAGATAAGCGTTGACTTCATTTTTTAAAGCATTACCTGGTCTTACTTCAAATTTTTTTTTTACTGTGACTTCACCTGGATTAAAACCCAATCTTTTGATGTTCTCATTTATAAGTGCTTGATTTTCATTATTAGACTCTGAAGTTTCTGTATCTTCAAAGAACTGATTGAACGATCCAGTACTTACCCCAGTAGAAAGCATCTCCATGAATCTTGGATATAGTTGAAAAAATCCATTCATCACTCTTTCATCAACTGATTCAAACTGTTCAATATTTAATTGTTTAATTGAGTCATCTGTTTTGAAAGATTTTAGACTTTGAAGGGCTTGCATAAATTCAATTTGATCAGAGTTCAGTCCTAAAGAACTGTAATCAATTATTTTTTCTTTGCGCTCTTTTATTTGTGTCGGATATATAATATCTGGGTCAGTATTTACTTTATTTAATTCTAAATTTTCAGAATAATTAGTATGAAATGGATTAATACGGTAAAGCTTTCTTGGAAGAATTTTACTTGAAACATCGGGAATTTTATAATCATCTGGATCTTCAGTCGTACCAGCAGTATGCAATTCTTTCTTGATATTATAAGAAATTGCTTTAGTGGACGGTATATACTGAAAATAACAATTTAATTCAGCTGACGTAATAAATGCGTCTGAATGAATTGAAATTTTATCATATTCGATAAAATCAATGTCTAACATAAATTAATTGTAAAGAAGATTATTTCTTTTTGAACTTTGGTTTTGAATTTTCAACTTGCGCTTCTGTTGATAATTCATTTCTGTGCTTTTCAGGGTGAGTCATTAACTTCCCGTAATTTGGGCTACCAGGAGTATTATCATAAAGTTTGTCAAAATAATCTTCAACAGGTTCTAATACTTCTTCTTCAGATGGTTGATTAGCAATTTTGATAAACTTTGCATTAGTATGTGCAATACTCAATTGTGCTATTTCTCCAGTAAGCAAAGTAACAACATAATTGTCAATTTCTGCTAATGTTTGTTCTCTTACTTGAATCTGTTTTTCAAGAGCAGCTATATCTTTTTTTAACCTTTCACGGCTTTCTTCAGTAGAAACCTCAACATTTTTGCTACCAATATTTTGAAATAAAGAATTATCATACATTTCACCAACGTTTTTCTTTTCTTCCATATCAGCTTTTTGTTGTTTTAATAATTTTAAATAATCTTCAAGATTTTGTTCTTTATTATTAAAGTTAACATTTACTGCTATTTGTTGATTTAAAGGATATTTTTTTTCAATATTCTTAATTTCTAAATCAATTTTTGATTCATTTTTGTCAAAATCAGATCTAGATAAAGTTGGAGTGTAGTCAGGATAAATTTCAATCTGAGATGTAATTTTTCTAAACATTATATTGCTCCAGTATTGAATTCTTCTTTTGAACTAAATTGTGAATCTTCAGGAGCATCAAAAGGAGATCTATTTGAATCTGTTTGATCTGGACTCTCAGGCAATTTAGTAACTCCAGTGTCAGTTGGGTATTTCATCATTGGAGCGATGATATCTGGGTTCTTCAAGAGTTGCATTTTTTCTTGATATTCGTTTCTTAATTTATCTAATGCTTGTTGCTCTTCATATCTAATTCTGCCAACTTGAGCAAGAATTCCATTTGGTGAAGCGATAATATTTGACATTGGAATGCCCAATTTTTTCATTGTGTCTAATTGAGTTTGCAATGGTTTTAATTTTTGCAGTAAAATTCTTTTTCGCATTAGATGTCCAGCTATTTTCTTCTGACTGGACCATTCTGAAATTTTAGCCTGAACTTCTTTCAAGTCTTTTTCAAATTCAGCTAACAAGCCTTCAGCTTGTGTTTTCTGTACATCATTGTAATTTGTTTGATTGAAAGTAATAGCAGATCTAAAAATATTTAAGGCTGCTTTAAATTGTAATTCAATTTTTTCACAAAAACTTAAAAATTCATTAACTTTGACTTGAAAATCAGCTGGTAAATCGCCCACAGTGGTTTCTTTATTGCCACCACCAGTTTGAACTGTTTGCGTTTCTGCAAGATCAAGAATACTTTCTTTTTTTGATAACTGAGACATGAGTTCTTGTTTTTGAACTCTAAATTTACCCAAAGCCATAGCATCTTCATCAGCTATTCCTAAAGAAATCATTGTTTCTTGATTGTTTGCCATAATTTGCAAACCTTGTTGAGTCATTTTTCCAGTTTTTGGATCAAAAAACATTGAGCTTTGAGGAGCATTTTTACCAACTAAATTTGTTTGTAAAAAAAATTCTTGTAAATTTGCAACAAACATTGAAGTCAAAGGTAGGATTGAATTGACTACGGAGCCCCAGTCCATCACAGCAAGAAATCTTGGAGCAAAAAGTGCTCCAAGAATAAATGTACCCATTTGAGTAGCCAATCCAATTCCATTTAAAATGAATTGATTACTTTTGCTTCCACCAGCGTATGTTGTTCCTTGCTGAGGATCTCTTTGTGCTGTTTTAATAATTTTAATTGATGAAGCATTTGTTGACCCACTACCACCTTTTAAAATGTCAATAACTCCACTAAATGCCTCTGCAACACTATCAAAAGTTATGGAGTTTGAACCAATTTTACTAAGTAAACTTTTGACTGCATTTTCTAAAGCTTTAAAGAAATTAACTATTTTTCCAATAATATTTTGCCACGCATTATTTATAGCTTGACCTGTTTGCGACAATTTATCTTTAATCGATTGAATAAGTTTATTTGCTACGTCTTTTAATGATTGAAAAATCCTTGACAATCCACTTTGAGCTTCTTTTTTTTGTTCTGGTGTTGCTACGGGAGCTGTTTGTGCAAAAATATGTCTAGAAACTTCAGGGCTTGCTAATTTTAGAAAACTATATTGATTGAATGAGAAAGGTTGTTTTGATTCTTGAATTTGTGGGAATACATTTTCATTTTCAGCTTGCTGTTCATTAGGTTTGACTCTTCTGTTTTCTGGAGATGTATCACCTGTAAAAATGCTTGATGTTTGATTCATCAATATTTTTCCAGCATTCAAATTATAAAACATATCTTTCAAAGCTCTATACATAGGTTGAGTTAGTAAGAACTCAAATGTAGTACCAAGGCTTTTGATCATTCTAGAAAGCTGGCGATTCATTTCTTCAGTTTTCATCATGTCGTAAATAGCTCTTTGCATATTTACTTTTTGTTCTTGGTTTTGTAAAGCGTCCCTACTTGCTTGGAATCTTCTTCTGATTTCTTCGTCTTGTTCTGGAAGACTTGCTTGTGAAAGCATTATTAAGTTATCAAAAACAAGTTGTGCATCAGGATCTTTTGATAAATATCCAAGGCCAACTTTTGGTTGATTCCCGTTTACTGCGTCTTTAAGAACAGAGAATATGTCTACTGTTGGATTTAATTTTTGATACTCACAAGCAGTTTCAATAATTCTTTTTGTATTAGCGCCTTGACGTTTCTGAGAATAGTGGTCAGCATAGAAATCAATAAGATCTTTTACTTTAGCATTACAACTTCTAGATTGCTGAATACAATATTCTAAAATTCCTATAATTTCTGTAAAAGGCAGTTTGATTACCTCTTCAAACTTATAGAATAACTCTCCAATTTGTTTATCAGCCATAAATGGTTTTAATCTTGCTATAATCTGATCTTTAGATGACAAATAAGGAGCAAAACGTGATCCAGGTTCTCCAGCTTGTTCTGCTCCCTCTGATAAAATTTTGGTAGCCATTGAAACTGGATCATTTCCAGAATTTGTAGTATTTTTACCAAACATTCCAGACATTTTTCTTGTAAATTTAACAAGATTTTTGTTATCTTTCAACAAAGATTGAGCTTCAGAATTAGTATTTAGAAAATTCTCTAACTCTGCCTCTGTTTTAAAACCTTTAACTGCATCATATAATTCATCAATATTATTTATGGTTGCAGAAGTGACAATTTTTTTCTCTAGAATAATGCCACTAGGCACAAAACGAATATCAGTCAATTCTGTTTCATTAACTGATACGGAAGCTGCTAAACTATCGTTGAATACAAATTTCATAAGAATTATTCTGCTTTTGTAATTTTAAAAGTAGATGTAGAACAGTGAGGACACTTGCCTTGAAGTGCGTGTCTGCTGCTCTTCATAACAATTTTCTTTGGACCTGAAACCATAACCATAGTTCTGCACTTAACACAATACATATGATGGGTAGTTCCTGCGTCTGTAATTTCTGAACTCATTTTAGAGTACTCCTTTAATAAGATTTCAAAAAATATTGTACAAATACCTTTAAAATCAATTTTCCAAAAACGAAATATGCCTAGATACGAATACGTTTGCGAATGTAATACTGAACCTAAAACTTTCACAATATCTCTTTCTTATAGTGATTATAAAGCTGTAATTCCTTGTCCTTGTGGAAATGGTGAAGCTAAAAGAGTTTTTAATAGTTTTACAGTTCAAGATGGCCTTACAGCTAAAGAAAAACAATTTGGCACAACACCAAAAAGAAAACAAATGACTGAATTTGTCAAAGATCAAAAAAATGTTAGAAAAAATTCCTATGATCCAAATTCAAGAGAATCCAAATCAAATGAATATTGGACAGGAAAAGAAGGTTTGGACGGTATAACATCTTTGCCAGTTAATAAAAAGGATTAAAAATATGAATGAAAGTGTAAATCAAGAGCCAGAATCATTTATCGTACAAAATGTCACTCTTGGACCACATTATGTAAGTGATATTAGATTGAATTTTGGTCCATTACAAGCTATTGACTTAACTTGGGAAGATCCTAAAGTTGTCAAAGCTTCTAAAGATTTGAGAAATTCAATTAGACTTGGATTATTGAGAAAAATTTCTCCTGAACAATTTGACTCTATTGAAGAGAAAGCAGCAATCAAAGGAAAGAAAGAACTCCTTAAGCAGCAAAGCAATAAAAATCTTCGAACTGTAGATGTAGACGGAAAAACAATTGAAGCAGAAAGCATTGATGCAGAAAAAGCATACCCTAATAAAGATAACAATGTAACTACTGCTGGATATGCAAATGATTCTCTTTCTTATGCAATGGCTTTAGATATTGCTCAAACTCAATCAGAGTTACAGGGTGAAGATCTTACAGTCGAACAATTTGCAGAAAGAGTTCAGCGAAATCCTGGAATTATTAATCAACTATTAGCTCAGCAAAAAAATCTTGATGCAAATAGTTCAGTCTCGGGTGTTGAAACTAGAGGTAGAGCTTTCGTCGCAGAACCACCAAGTGATGCAATAAAGGGCTCTAGCGTTAGAGAAGTTGAGATGACTAACTACAATCGAGATAGAAGAGTAGCTGGTGCAGATTTCAATTATCTTGATACTCCAGAGGATGATGGCTACGATTCTATCGCTGATGCAATTGATTTAGAGGCAGATATGGGCGGTGGAGAAGAGGGCTCAATAAGAAGAGTTTAGAAAATTTAATCTAGACTGAATAAAGGCTATCCAGTTGGATGGCCTTTATTTTTTTGGAGTAAATATGGCAAACGATTTTTCGGCTCAATCATTTAACAACAATACTTTAGTTTATTACAACTCACAACCATCATTTCCAGGAATTTTTATTGAATGGGAAAGAAGTGGTACTCAGAATGTTGCCTTTTACAAAATTCAAAAAAGTTCTAATTTTGAAGGCACATACACAACTATTGCAACAGTTTCATTCCCTGCAAATGAAGGCGTAGACACAAATGGATCTCCATCTGACTACTACAGAATTCAAGAAGTAGATACTAATGGAAATGTGCTCAATACATCATCCCCAATGCTAGGAGATGAATTGCTCGTAAAAAGTAGTTTAAGATACGAATTAGAGCACCTTTTGAACATTCCTATTTATGATGAAGAAGTAATTTTTAGAAGAAATAGAAGCGTTGGCTCAGTTGCATTCCCTTTTTGGAATTCAGTACCAAAACCAGAAATAAGAATTAGTGGCCCATCAAATCAAGGTGACAGAGATCCATTAATTCAATTATCAGAAACGACTCCAATCTACTCAACAATAAATACCACATTTGATCCAATCATTAAAAATAGAGATGGATATGAATCTCAATATACAAATGGAAACAATTATCCAAATGGATTGATGGTGAAATATGATTTTATGGGAAATATCTATTTTATTGATGCGAATGGAGATCCAGTAAACATTCATAGTTACGATAATGTATTAGTTTCGTACAGCATAAAAATGATTACAAATGACCATATGAATTCAAGTTTGTACATGGCTTTGCAAGCTATAAATTCTCAACCTGGTGCAAGTAAATATCCAACAGTTTCACTAGCTCCTTACTTTTATGATCCTGCTTTAGTGTACGGAGCAGCATATTACATCTTGAGAAGTTTACTAGTTTCTTTGACCAGCAGACAAAGAAGATTACTTATTGAAGATCCTGATGCAAAAATAACTGATGATTTACGTCAATCAGCTACTATGTACAAAGAAGAATTTGAAAAACTATTAGAAAAATTACCAATTGCCTTCTACCCTGGAATTAGATCAGTTGTTGTACCAGAATTTAATATGCCTGGAGGAAGAAGTAGATTTTTCAGATATATATGGAATATTGGTACTGGTGGGTAATTTGTTAGATTGCTATTATAGCAACAATTTAATTAAGAATTTTAAATCTTTAAAATTTTCTTTAATTAATAATCTTTAATATACTTAATTATATTAAATCTTAATTCCCATTATTAATGGGTGTAAAAAAGTGAAAAACTAAAAGGACAGAAAATGAATAGAGTAATAAGGGTTTTAGATGACATCAAAACAAGAGTAGCACAAGTTAATCCAGAGCTTGGTGACAAAATTAATGATGCAGTTTTTGATCTTGGAGCAAATGAGCCTATGGAAACTGAAGATTCAACAATTGATACTGGAATGAATCCAAATATCCAAACATTTGCAAAGCCACGTCCAAGCGTAAGCGTTGTAGACGATGATGGAACAATTCATAGCTTTGCAGTGGAAATCAAAGCAAAGCATAATGGACCAATTCCCGATACACAATTAATGTCAAAAATATTGCAATCGATTGAAAGTCATTCAGACACTGCAAAAGAGTTTGCTGCAGGCAATGAGTCAGAATCTAATTCTTTTGAAGTAGTTAGCTTCAAATATGAAAGAAGAGACGACAAAAAGAAACAATAGTCTGTAAAATTAGTTTATGGACGACGATCAGATCAAAGTATTACGAGCTTCATTTACAAACCCTCATCGTGAAGATCTCCCCAAGCCAAAAGTTAATAAATTTGGACATACAGTGCTTGGGGATGAGATGGAAATGTCAGAGCAAGAAATTGATCTAAAAATCGATGAATCTGGTGATATTAGTGCAGAACCAAAGCAAAGTCTTTTCGACAGTCCAGAATTTCAAAAATGGGCAGAAAAACAACCTATTCTGAAGACATCTGAACATGAAGAACCAACAAATGAAGTTCGGATTTTGGAAAAGAGCCCAATAGTTCCAAATACAGTCAATATTGCAGATTTGATTTCTGAACTAGACGAGATGGATGGGACTACTGAACATAAGCAAGCTGAAAATCAGTGGTTCAAAAGTTGCGCTAACAAAGACTGTATGTATAATCTTCCAAAAGATGCCAAGTTCTGTCTCGAATGCGGTACTGCTCAAATGCCAAAATTTTGCACAGAGTGTGGATTCAGTTTTCCTGCAATGGAAAAGTTCTGTCCAGATTGCGGCAAGAAAAGATAGGTAAAAAGAGCCAAGACCTAGTATTTTCTTTATTATGGAACGCTCCTGGTATCACATAGCAAAAGAATGCACAGCCATTAGAAAAAATGTCTTAAGAGTTGATTTGTGCGTATTTATTGACAAAGAAGAAGCTTTCTCAAACGAAGACTACTTAAATTCAACTATAAAATCAATTCTTACTTCAGCAATCATTAATGGATTGGATATTGTTGGAATTCTTTCTCCAGATGCACCTTACGTAGGATTGAAAGCAAAACAAATGGCCCAGCAACAACAAATGGATTTAGTAGTTGTGTCTGGGCAAACTTATAACTGTTCTGGCAAAGAAGAATTGTATATTTACAATTTATTAAAACCAGTACCAATGAATCTTTCAATCGATAAGGTTTGTGGTTATGTTCATGATAACAATGGATTTGTATTAGCTACAAATGTCAACTCAAAACTAGCCATAACCTTAAATAGATTGCAAGGAAGTAAATTTGCCCCTGACGGAGTTGAAATTTTTAATGCAAAATCAGGTGGCTATAGAGATGTTGACATTGATTTTCCAAGATTTGTAAATTCAGGATCGACATCAGCAAATGAATTAGATGATTCAAATGTTTTTACCTTGATGCAAAGAAAAACAGCACAAGAAATGGGATTTTTACAAGGTGATGAGGGTGTTGATTTTACACCCAAATATTTAAAACCACAAATAGGAGTAGTGTAATGCCACGTTCTTACTGCACAACAAATGATGTCAAGCAATATCTTCCACCGAATGTCGTAACAGAGGGAGATAATCCAATCCCTAATTTTAGAAATCCTACTCCTGAATCTGCATCAAATATTAATTTAGATTTTTTTATTCAACAGGCATCTGCGGAAATTGATGCTAATCTTGCTACTATGTACGATGTTCCTTTGAAGCAAATAAATATTGGGGGAGATGTATCTTATCCTCACCCAGTACCAGTTATTTGTGCGATATTGTCAGCTCAAATGTATTATATGCAAGCACTTCAAGGAGCTGATCCACAATACTCTGAATCACAAAAAGTTAGGTTTGATTTTGCTCAAAATGAAATTGTTAGAATTCAAAATGGCGAAATTAGACTATTTGGACAGAGAAATACTCGTGGAGATAGATTTGTTAGATCTACACTGAGAGGCGTTGTAAGCAACCCGACAGAAGGCAAACGTTCAAAAGGCCAAAGTCAATAGGTGAAATAAATGCTTGAAAGAGTTTATGATACCTTGAGAGGCATCTTATTCCATGAGTTGCCAAAAAATGCTAAAGGTGAAGCGGTAATTTTTGATCGCACAGTATCTGGATTTTATATTGGCGAAGCTGCAGTAAGACCTAATGGAATAGCTATAGTTTTCAAAGGTGCAAGTTCTCCGCTTAAAGACATTTCTTTTGGATTACAGGAATATGAGCATAATGTTAATATTGAAGTTAATGTTGGTGCTGATAATATTGAAACTACAGAAAGAGTCACCCAAGAAGCAACTAGAATTATTTTATCAATATTAAGAAAACACAGAAGAATTTGGGTAGTTGAAACTTGTCCAATTTGCGAGAAATTTACGCTTTCTCCAGCTCACTTTACAGTAGATCACAATAATATTTTGAGTTCGTACGCTACAACTGTTACAAATGAGTTCAACACTCTTTGGTCAGAAACACATCCTGCTACTCTTGCTGCACCAACTTTACCTGATTCTGGAAAAGCAGCAGAAGCATTTATCAGAATGTATAACGATGTTGGAGTAGGAACTACTGTAACAAATTTATCAACAAAAGCAAAAAATAACATATTGAGAATGCAAGCAGATAGTGTTGAGCCTATCAGAATGTTATACGATGTGCTTTGCAATGATATAAAATCTTCAGATGACGCTACAGGTAAACAACTTTTTAGAAGTGGCAGTATCACAATAACAGCTAAAGAATTAGTCAGACAAATTTATTTTGGTCCAGATAATGTACCAACAACTGCATATTAACAATGAGTCTCGTATCCAAAAAAGGCCTTGAATTTATAATAAATCAAATCGGAAAAGCGAAACATGCTTATAAAGATTTGATTGGTAATTTGTCTTTAAATCACGGTTATTTTTTGGATTATGAGAGAATTGTCGTTAAGTTTAGAGGATCAACAATCTTTCACGACTATGATTTAGCTGGACTTACACCGCAAGGGCTTACTACAAAACCTTACCAAACTTTTGGTTCTGACGACAATATTTCTTTTGGTTTTCAAGGTGGTAAATATACAGTAGACTCAAAAATTGCTAGCTTTGCAAATACTGGCAACTGGACACCTCAATATTACAATCCTCCAGCCACAGAAGGATGGGATGTTTGGGACTACAATGCTTGGCAGTATTATTTACCACCATATAATGCAGCTGGAAATGCAAATACTTCTTACATAATTTACAACATAAATTCTGAGCCAAGTAATGGTTCAGAAAGAACTAATTACGACTATCCCGTAAGATGGAATGGAAGTATTTATCAAAGAGTAAACTTATTCAATTCTTCAAGATGGATTTCTGTCAAAAATACAGGAACAGATTCTAATAATGAAGCGCACATAATAATTCCAAAGTCTTATTTTGAAAGCGCACAATTTATAAATCCATATACCAATACTCCAAAAGATTTGGGTATTGCTTCTCATACATTTCTTAAAACTCAAGGCATCGGATCAACTTTCTCTTTAGGAGGAAGTATGGCGGGATTAGCTTTAACTTATCTTGCTTACAATGTTTCTGAAGTTTCATCTATAGGTTCGTCAACAGATAGAATTAAAGATCATTATTTGTTCAAAGTAAAAACACCATCTACTTGGACAGCAGATTATTGGTATCATTTAGCATTCTATTGGGACACACATGATGTAAATTTTTTATCTACATACCCAACATATACTTCTGGAACTGCTGTTACTTTTAATTCAAGTAATCTAAATTCAACTTGGAATATTTTCCCTAGAAAAACTTACTTACAAAAAGATATAAAAAATTATCTTACATTTGATAAAACAGGTGTAAATGATACAAATGTATATCTTTTTTCAAGAAGCAAAACTAACCAAAAATATTTTGATGGGGATTATATAACAACAACAGAGCCTTTTAGATATTTATATCCTGAAACTTTTAGTGCAACTGGAGATACAAACTCGTTAGCAAATTATGTTTCATTAAATAACTTTGAATATCTTCCAGTGATTATTGCTACTAAAAATATTATTTCTGGAAATCAGTATGAGAATGGAGACATTGATTTTTATCTGTTTTTTGGAAAAGCAATGCCTCAAGAATCAGTGCCAGTAGATTGGTATGATTTTGAAAACTATCCACCAATTGACAATGATTACGATATTATTGCAAAAATAATTCTTTCATACCCGTCATTTAAAACTTCAGGAACAATTAAGAATAAGACTGCTACAACATATAATCTAAACAATGCTTCGATAATTCATATAGATAGAAAAGCAGATAACTTTGCAATTTCTCCTATTGGTGATAGTGATTTGATAAATGATACTTTGCAAGAAGTTATTTCAATGACAACTTTTACTAGAAGTGAAGAATACAAAAATATTTACGACAAACTAGGAATAGATTTGATAGCCCCATTTACTAATTTCAAATCTTATGGAACTAGTAGTTATTCAGATGTCAAAAATAATAGTTTTAAAAAATCTTTACTTTTGCACAATTTGCTGAAATATCCAATTGCACCAGCTTTAAAATCAAATTATCAAACGACTAAAGGTTCTGGAAAAATTACAATTTCTTCAGGAAATAATGTAGTTATTGGAAATTTGTCTAAATTTACTACAGAAATTACTGAAGGTGATTATCTTTACAGTTCTGATGGTATGTCTTTATATGGGCAAGTTTTATCAATTATAAATGATAATTATTTGACTCTTGAGGAAAATTATAAAACTACAGTAGATAATCAATTTTACGGAGTTAAAAACAGTCCATTAGAAACAGAACCTATCAATATTGAAGTTCAAGAAACAGGCGCAAATGCTATGATATCTTGGCTTACCAAACCTCCCACTACATTAGCATTTAAATATGATGAAAATGGAATGACTTTGAAAAATATAAATTTTGAAAATAATACAGAATTTGAATTTTATCAAGAGTTTTCTAACACACAAGGTGAGCTAGACCAAGAAAACAATGGAAATAGATTGACTAAAGATTATTCATTTTCAATTGTTTTTGAAAATTCTTCTAGTGATAAATTTATAAAAAATATAAAATTAAATTCATCAAAATTCTTTATCACTGATGACGAATATACTAATAGACAAAAGAAAAATTTATCCACTTCTGGGTATTTTAAACAAGGATCACAAACAGAAAAAACCAGTAATTCTCCTGGCACTTTCAATTCCATAGAAGAATATAGACTATTTGGTAGTGCTGCGATCATTCCAAATATGCAAATGGGAGAGAGTAGAGCAATATTAACTAAGCAAGTCCAGCCTGTTGATCAAACAAAACAAACCAAATCAGATTTTATAAGCAATCTTAAACTTTCAAATCCTAATATTACTGAAGCTGAAATACAAGATAAAATTAGTGATTATGAATTGACAAAATCTTTTTACACGCCTGATTCTAGCCAATTTTCTAATACATTTTCAAACATTAAAGAAATTGGCATGACTGTTTCCAACTACAGATATAACAAAAATATACATTGGATTTCTAACTATAATGAAGTCACTGGTGGAGAAAAAGATTTCAAAACTTTCACTGCTCAAAATTTATTAGATTTAAGATCTGATTCTTTCTTAATAAGTATTGCTGGATACTCGACTTCTGACACTTCTATAAATAATTTAGAAAATGTATTCAAACAACAAATTTCTATAATTGATGCAACTAACATTATCCAGGATACAAAAGGTGGATATAAGAGTGTTAATTACAACAGATTTGCTTTCAAGATAACGCCAAATGATTATCAAAATATCAAGTCATTAAAGATTAGATTGCAAAGTTTAGCGGTATGTAATAATCCTGATGCTTATATTCAATGTAGTATTTGGGATAATAAAAATGGTCTTCCTAATTCAAAACTTATTACAGGCTCAAAAGTTTTTTACAAAAGCATCAAAAATATTCTTGACGATGTTTACTTCTATGTAAATTATTCACTAACAAAAAGCAGAACATATTGGATTGTATTTGATTCAAATACTAATCCTCCAAATTATGATAGCAAAACTTTAGGATTAGTAAGTGTAAGTGGAACAGCAGTAAGTGGACTTTACAACCCATCAAAAAATACAACTGCTGATTTTAATAAATATCAAAAATATGCTTCTATAGGATTTGGTAGTTCTAGTTATAGTGATATTTCAACTTGGTATGAAATTGCATCTATTGGCTCATCTTCCTCAATGACTATTTCAGAAAGCGCAGGAACAAGCACTAATCAAAACTATGTAATTAAATACGATTTAAGATTGCAAATCCAAGAAAGTGCTTCCCCAACAGCAACAAATATAGCTTTTTATGATGGATATTCTTGGACATCTTCTACAGGCACTCCATATGTTATTTTTTATGGATTAGATGATGAAATTTACGCAGCTTTCAATAGGGACTTTAATAATTCTTCTTTAGTTTTGCCTGAACCTAACAAAACTAGAGCAAATAATACGGATTATTATGTAGATGAATTTTGGTCAATAAACAATCAAGAATTATTTACTCCATCTCAATTATATATTTATCCAAGATCATTTGTTTCAAGAGTAACTGCAATTGGAGCTACTGGAACATCTGGGACAAATCTTCTTTACATACCAGAAGAAAATTTTGATACATCAGTAATGGTCGGAATTGCTGTCACTTCTAATGTAATTACTAGTGGAACAGCTATCACAAACTTGATTTACGATTCAATAAATAATAATTATAAAATCTACCTTAGCAGCAATCTTTCAGGGTCCGCAAATACTCACTATTTTGGAGATAATCTTAATAGATACATCAAGAGAGCAAATGATATCCACTTATATCTTAAGTATTTTGTCAATAACCAATTGCAAACAACTTATGTGAAACTTGATAAATCTCCGACATGGATAGCTCAATGGTATAGCAAATCATCTTGGAATTATCTTGAATTAGATAGTAACGATATGAGTAATATAACTTCAGCTCATTACAATATAAACTTTGATAATTTTAGTGGGCTAGGACAAACAAATTATTTTAATGGATATGCAATTGGAGATTTTACAACTCAATCTTCATTAGGGTCAACTTTTGATTTTAAAGTAACTACAAATGGCGGAATAAAGTTATATATCAATAATGAAGAAAAACCTTATATCAGTAATTGGAAAAACAAAACTTCAACATCTTTCACTACTTCATATGTAGCAACTGGAAGCTCACAACCAATATCCTTAGAGTTACAATTTAATAATTATCAGAATATACATAACTTGAAATTGGAATGGAGGAAAACTGGATCAACAACTTGGCAGGATGTTGATAGTTCTTTCTATCAAGATTCATCAGTAAGTCCTATTTTGATTGACAGTAATAAAATAGAAAAACTTTCTTATTTAGTTGTTGGTAAAACTTTAGACGAAATCAATGATCAATATTATGGATTTCCACTTACTGACAAGATTGTGATTAGGAACAAATAATGGCAATGAATTATGCGTCAGCAATCACAATGAATAATCTAGTGCTTGCTTTAGACCAAACAGAAAAAACTGTAGATATTGCTTTAGCTTCTCAAGAATATGCTTTGTCAAATAATACAGTTGAGCGAAATTTACAGTTATTGTATGGATTATCAGCTATAAAATCACAAAACTTCAATATGGTTTTAGATGTTTTAAGTTTTGGCAAAGGACTTGTTAAGACAGCTTTATCTACTTCAAATATAGAACTTCCTACAGGTAACGAACAAGGTTATACGATTCAACAAATATTAGGAAATCTTGACATAATGTCAGACGGTTACATATTTGGAAAAGTATTTTTAACCTCTGATAGTTCAGAGGGAGAAGAACTTACATTTTCTTTAGCAAGACCAAAAAGTGACCCTAGCGGTAGTCCTCTTATTATAAGTAAAGACATAGATATTACTACTGCTGAAGAGATTATAAAAACATCTCAAGAGTTATCTTTTACTACAAATAAAACTTATCAATTAGAAATTTATAAATTCATTGCAGACGTTTCTTATTACGATGGGACGATAAAAAACTCTAGAGTATTTTTCAAACTTATAGATGAAAGATTACCAAGAGGATACTTTGGATATACGGAAGAGAATATTTCTAAAATAGTAGTTGGTTCAATTATAAGAAATTATGTAATAATTTCAGAACAATATAATACACAGAAAAATTTAACAAAAGAAATTATTGAAAATTGGGCAGGAAATTCAACTTGGGAGCCAGATTTTAAATCTTATTGGCAAAATTCTAATCAACTTTTACCAAGCAGACTTTTATCCTATCTATCATCAGAGTTGAGTATAAATATATAAAATGGCAATATCATCAAAAGTTGAAGAGATAGTTCTTGAATTAACAAAAACAGTAGGTAATATTTACGATGCTTTGAATTATGGCATTGGAGATATTGATACTCCTGGTTCTTCTATATTTGAAATAAATAATTTACTTTCAATGGCAAATAATGGATCTCCATATTTTGGTATTCTTGAAACTGCTCCTTTAGGATGCGAAACAACTTATGACATTGCATTTGATCCTTATTATGTAACGGTAAGAAGCGGACAAGTTGCTTACAATGGATCCGTATTTAATTTACAACCACAAAAAATTCCGTTAAAAAAAGAGTGGTCTAAAAATTATTCTTCAGGTGGATTTGGTGCAAGTTATAAATACGGTGTAACTTTAGGTTTACCAATTTCTGAAGTAAAAAAAGCAACTCAAACTTGGGCAACAACTGTAAGCACAACTTGTTTATCTGGAACAAGTATTTTGTATGTAAAAGATGCAACAATTGCTAAGAATTTAGGCTTTCCTATTCAAGCATTTGTTGGAAACTATTTGATAACTTTTTCAAATACTACAGATGATATGACAGGATTGATAGTTGATCCTTCATACTATAACGGGTCTTCTTTCGGAACATTACCTGTCACCTATTATCTTGATAATCCTGTCACTTTCTTATTTCAACCAAGAGTCAAATTTATTACAGGTTTTCCAGTCTTAGAAACTTCTGAAAATATAAATAATTTTGATTATTTTCCTCCACTACCTCAAAGCTGGATTCCTATAAGTAAGGTAATGGTTAAAAATCCTGAAAATCCAGTAGTAGTAGACTCAGGTACAGGCTTGACAAGAACTATTGTTGATATGCCAACAGACATATCAACTTATCAAATATTAGGTGACTCTGCCGATAAAAATTTAATTATTGAAAGTTGCACTAACGCAAATGAAGCACTAACTGCTTATCAATCAAATGATTATGTTTCAAACACAGTATCTGCAGTTTATAGATATCTAAGTACTGTATCTTTCAATTCAAGTCAAACTAATAGAGAATTGTTAGCCACGCAGCCTTTTAGAAAAACAGAATTCTATTCTAAGGGTTTATCTTTTAGTGGACTTGAAAGATTTGAACTGCCTTACAATTTCTCCAAAGCCTATTACGAAACTGTAGGATCTGACGTTCAGCACACATTTGCTATTTTTAGAGGCGATCTAATAACTTACAATGCCGCAATTGGAAGTAATAATACAGCAGCTGCAACAGGATTTACAAATTTAGTTATTCCTTGTTCTAACTATATATCTTCATTGTCATCTGGGACTCAAATTTATGGAACAACAATTGTTTACAATATTTCGACAGATGAATATGTAGAAAGCATTCCGGTATATAGCAATCTTGTTTCTTCAAATTTCACTACAAGTAATTATCTAGTTGAATTAAATTGGTCAGGTGCTGGTATAACAAATCCACTTTTCTATCACGTCTACAAAAAACCACAATTGAGTAGCGATTTGATTGAAAGAAAGCTTACTAATATTAATGAAATTCAGTACCCATCTTACAATACAATGACTTCAATAGTTGATGATTCTGATTTAGTTTTAAGAAACGGATTATCAGCGTTTAAGATTACACCAAATGAAAATTGTTTTGTTGGTGGAGTTACTCTTAAATTAAAATATTCTGCTGGTGGTCAATCTACTGGATCTGGAACAACAGGTTTATCTATATCAATTTACTCTGCGACTGGATCAACACCAACGCCCAATGGAATGATCACAAGCGCTTCAGTTATAAGAAATTCAGATATTCTACAGGGCACAAACGAATATACTGTAAAATTCAGCACTGGAGCCAATCTTCTACAAGGCACTACTTATTGGTTGATTTTGAACAAGCCGTCAGACTTTTCAACTGGCTTAGGGTCCACAGCTCTTTACACTAGAGTTATTTCAGGAAGTTCTGGACAAGGTTTGACATCTGTAAATAGTGGATCTTCTTGGACTGGCACTGGAGGAACAGCTTATTACAAGTTTAGAGGATACCTAGATGACGGAAATATATCTGGTGAAATTTTAAGACGTGGAATGAAGCTTACAAATAGAGTCTCACTTGAATCTAGAAAAATATCAGTTTATGTTCCTTACGTAGATGATCTATCTTCTTCAAATATTATTTTCAATGGTTCTACAACGGGAATTGCTACAACAGATGATCAAACAATTAAAAACGATTTAGTTGTAACAGTTATTGCACAGAATGGTGAAAATGGTGAGCCTACAACACTTACCACTACAGTTCCAAAAGGCACAGCAAGAAATCAAAGATTTGAATTAGGAAATGATTTACAAGTATTTGATAGAATTTTGGACGCTTATGTAACACCTGGAACAGATGTAACAAGAATAAACAATGGTCCAATTTTATGGGATATTTACGATCTTATAACTATTGAAACAACCCCATAGGCTTGATATGAAAGAAAATATTGATGCCAGTTCATTTAAATCAGATTTTAAAGCATTTGCCGTAGATCAAACTGTAATTGCTCCTAGTATTGGTAGTTCAGAATATTTCCCATCACAATACCTCTATAAAGAAGCTTATAACAACTTTAGCTCACACTTATATGCGCCAGCTTTTGAAACTGGATATTTTGATATTTTTGCACTGTCTAGAGAATTTGGTGAAGATCCAGATTTCAATTTATCATTTTCAAATATCAATACGAACTATTTATTTTCAATTGATAGTTTTAATATGCAAGGAACTCAAGATTCTGATGCTGGACAAAGATACGCAGGTGAAGGGGTAAATCCAAATACATTTCAATTAGGACCAAAAGAATATGTTGTTAGTTTTACATATCCTTTCAAAGTTGATAGCTGGGGATATTTAGATTTCTCTTTAGCTGCTTTTTTTGATTATTGCATTGAAGCTTTCAAAGGTTCTCCAACTTCATTTATAGGTAGATTTACAACTGATAATGCTTCTACCATAACAGCTGGAACAAGTCAGCTTTATATTGATAATATTTCCGAATTTATGGGACTATCTTTACCTTTTCAAGCAAAAATAAAATCCGACACAAACACAAGTTATGACTTGGTAACAGTCACTGCTATTAATAAAGCTGATAGATTGCTTACCATTGGTGCTGGAGTTAATGTCGGATTCAATAGAGACACTTCCTATATTTCTGCTTATCCACAATCTAACGGAAAAGAAGCATCATTCTCATTATTTACTTTAAAACAAGGCTTATTAAGTGGATGTTTAGTTGACAAGTTTACAATAAGCTTTATTCCAGGAGAGCAAATAGTTGCCAATATTGAATTAAAAGTATTGAATGTTGATAGAACTTATCAAGTACAAATGTTCAACAATTTTACCTCAATTGTAGAAAATTATTTTAAGAAAAAACCAAGTTATATTCTTAATGGTTATAACGTCAGAGTTTACAAAAGTGCTCCAGAATATGGATTGTTTGGCTTAGGTGGCATTTTAGATTCTAAACTTTTTAGAGGATTTCAACAATCACAATTGGATAGTATATATGTTACTGAAATGTCTATAAGCATTGAAAATAATTTGAAACCAATATTTACTTTAAATAGCAAAAATAGTGATAAAAAGTTAAATTTTTTCAAGAATTCATTACCTTATGGATATTATTCTGAAGGACGTAAAATTTCAGGATCAATTACCTATACTGGACCTATGAAACCTTGGGCAATGGTTGAGTTTTTATCTGGACCAAGTAGCATAAATAATGATGGTATAACTTTTGATATGGGACCAATTAAACTAGAGTTACCTGAAGTAGTGTGGTCAACCGAGTCACAAGAACATTCTAAAATGAATTATCAGAAGAGTAAAGTAAATTTTTCAGTAGCAACTCAAAACTATACATTTGACCCAGTACTAAAACCGACAGGAAGTTATTAATGAGTATTTTTGTAGACGCTGGAAAAAGATTTGAATTAAGAATCACTTGCAATGTTATTAAAAACACTGATGGAGAAGTTCTTTGCTACAAAATGGATCCTAATGGAAAATGTGAAATTTGTTGCGATGTAAAAGGAAGAAATTTTGCTGATATGTCAAGCATTATTGAAGACGCAACTATCATCAATTCCGTAACAGGTAATCCATTATTGAGAACTTCAGTACTTTGTAAAAACATCATTACTAGTTTCTTTTCTGTAATTAAGATTAAAGATGGTGATAATGAGGAAACCTTTTATCCAGATCCTCATAATGTTGGTTTGATGAGATATGAATTGGTAAAAGCACTATCCAAAAAATGGTTAGAAATGACAGGCGGAAAATAAATGCCAGATATTATAAATAATGTCATAAATGGAATATACCCAGCTTCAGGACATAATATATATGTTTGTGAGCTGGCTCCTTTTACTCAGACAGATTTATATAATCAGCAGTTTAAATATTTCGGTGGGTATAGGATAGCTAAAAACATTACAGGTTCAAGGTCTCATTTGTGGGACTTGTATTTGCTAAGTGCAAATATGACAAACAGAGCCACACACGTATCTGGAAATTTTTTTTACAAAAGATTTTCAAATGATTACAAACCATTATATTGTTCATCATTCACAGATAATTCTGGTGAAAGTATTTATGCACCAGTACAGAATTTTTCTGGTTTGTCAGTATTGAATCATCCTGTTTTTAATCAATATCAATATTCAGGTAATTTTTCTTTTAGTCCAATATTATCAACAAATGTTAACCAACAATATTCAGCAGAAAATGTAATTTACAGAGCATCGATAATACCTTTGTATCCTCTATTGTTTTGCTCAAGCATTCCAACGCATAAATCTTTTGGACCAGCTTTTATAAGCTCTTTTAACATTAGCGTAGACGGCATGGATCAATTAGGAGATGTTGATATTTCATGTTCTTTAGTAGGTGGTAGATCTGTAATTTCACCTGATGGGGTCACTATAAATAGACCTTTATTAAATAATAATTACATAAAAATTAAGCCATTGAATGAAAAAGATGGTCAATTTAATACTGCTGAGTCTAATAATTTTCAAGATAAATATAGAGCTATAAATCTTTCCGACTGCGCATTTAGTTCAGGTGTTTTTATAGGCAGTAATGCTTTTAGAGATTTTGCTAAAACTGTTCAGAACGCTTACAGTTCAAATAGTATGCCAATTCATAAAATTGTTAGTATGTCATTGTCCATACAACAATCTGTAGATTTTACTTTTACTTATCCAGGTTTTTCTAAGGGAAATATATTAAAAGATTTTTATGATGTTGCTGGACCAAGATTTGCTTCTTTGAGCAGCAGAAGGGTTACAGGCACAATAAAACTCTTTAGTCCTCAAAATTATAGTTTTATAAATACAAATGCATCTTCACTTACAATGTATTTTGGAAGTGTATTTTTTTACACTATGAAAAATGTAGATTGGCAACAGCCAACTATTACTATAAGTCCAGGTAATGGTTATTTTATTGAGTATAAGTTCACTGTCAGACTATCAGAGTTTACAGCTTTTAACGGGTTATTAAATAGCAGAGTATCAGAATTTTTACTATGAAAGAATTTATTGAATTTTACGAAAAAAACAAATCGAATAAAGTTCACATTATCAATATTGATTCTGTAAAGTTTATTATCCGTGAAATAACCTGGAAAGAAGGATTATTAATTGACGCTAAATCATTTAGAAAAAAAGATAATATTATTTACCAGAATTCAGAATTTGAAAAACGTGAAATACTTAATATTGCTATTTTGAGAGCTTATGACACAGACACTCAGAAAGACTATATTCCTGAGTTTGAATCATCATTGATTCATGCAATTGATCACAAGACAATTGAAAAATTATGGGTTGAATATCAAAACTACCTATATTTGAATGCAGATGAAGCTAATTTTTACTATATCGCTACTAAAAAATATTATAATCCAAATGATACTGAAACCTACCCCGTGCCACCTTTAGTAGTAGAAATTGATTATATGACACGAGGTTTGGTTTCTATGAGTAAAGAAGAGTTTTCAAATTTGAGTATGAAAGAGTTTGAAACTATTCAGCTTATTATAGCAACCAAAAATGAAGCAAAGCCTGAAAATGCTTCTAGCTTAGATATAGATTTAGAGAGAGAATCGCAAGGTGTTTAATTCTTTACTTTGAAAATGCTTTGCTAATTCAGTTCTATCCCACTGATGAAAAATACAATAAGGTTCTCCGTCCTTATTGGTTACATAAGTTCCATCAAAATAAACTTCAACATTGTCTCTCTTTATTGCTTCCCCAGTACAAGCAAAAGTATCTTTATAAGGGTGACAAAGCATATTTTTAGGATTCATCTTAAGATATTGACTTAAGTATCCTAAAAACTGTTGATCCATTACTAAAAATTGAGATTTTCTATTAGTGTTTGAAAACATCATCAAACAATGGTTTATCATATGCTCAATTTTTCCACCAAAAATTCCGCCATTGATTACATACTCATTTTCGTAAGAACCATTGTGTGATCTTAAAATTGTTCTAAGATTTTGCTCCCACCATAAGTTACAATCATTTTCAATTATTTTCATACCTTCTAAAGAGTAAAACATATTGATTTCAGGATTTGACTCAAAAAAACTAAAAGGATCTTTTTGAATTACAACATCTCTTAAATCAGAATGCATTACATACTTATATTCATCAACGTGTTCCGATAGCCAGTTATATAATGCCAGATAACTTGTATACAAATTTTCATTATTAGGAATTACAATATCGAAATATTTCTCAAGCTTCTTAATATTTGCTGGGCTTACGTTACTTACAAATACAGCCTTTTCGAATGTATTAAATTTTGATAGAGAATTTAGAAATACATCCCCCTCTAATGAGTCAATACATTTATCTCCAACAGAAAAATTCACTAATAGGTTTTTCAATTTAATTCATTCCTTAATTTATTGTATGTATTTGTTATACCTAAATGCAATCCAGATAAATCCATATCAAATAAATGCAAATTGTAATCACCGTAATAATTTAGACCAAAAGAATTGCTTTCTATTACAATATCAACTTTGTAATTAGATAATTGATTGATTATTTCAGCTATTGTACTAAGTTTGTATTTTTCTTGATATGAACAATTAATAATTTTTTGTGGTGAGTTTGAATCAATAACAAATTTTAAAACTTCACATAAATCATTCATGTAAAAAAAGTCCATCCATTTGTCTTGATGAATTACTATTGGTTTTTTATTTATGTAATTAATTATATTTGCTTTTATCATTCTTGTAGACAATTCATCTTCATTAAATACATTAAATATCCTTATGTTGTGAAAATTTGGATATAAAAGACCTGATTTTGCTATAAAATTTTTACTCATACCATAAGGATCAATCGGAAATGAACTTTTAATATCTACAGAAGGATCTATGTCATATCTTCTGTCTAATTCAGCTCCTGACCCAAAAGATATATATTTATCAAATGAAGAGGCATTATCTAAAATATTTTGATGCATAATGCAATTTTCAAAAAACACATCTGAATTATCTTTTTCAAGTCTGCTTCCACCTGAAGTTGCAGTGTGTATTACTACATCAAAATAATTATATTTGAAAAAATTTTTTACAGTTTTAGGATCTAGTAAGTTTAAATTTGATCTTTCTGTAAATGTCAAATCATAATTACATAAATTTTTTGCTATATTTCTAGCAACATATCCATTACTACCAGTAATCAAAATTTTCTTCATATTAACTCCATTGAGCTTCGGATAATCGACCTGGAATAAACTTGCCATTTTCATCCATTTTTGCAACTACTCTAGGTTCAAAAATTTCATTGGGATCGGTAAATACTTGGCAAAAACAAGGCCCTTCAAAGTTTAAAAAATTATCTAAAACTTTATCAACTTCATTATTTGTTTTAATTTCAAAATATGGAATACTATAAGCATCTGCTATTTTTTTAAAATCAGGAAAAGACACTCCACTAGATTTTTCTGAAGCAACATAATGACCATTGAAAAAAGTTTTTTGTGTAACTTTAATTGACAAATATCCATCATTATTCAACAATAATAATTTGATTGGAAGATTATTATGCATCATTGTTTGTAATTCATGGATATTTAAATGTAAACTACCATCGCCTTCAATACACAATGTTTTTTGACCAGTAGAAGCAACTCCTACAGCACAGGGTAAACCATATCCCATTGGAGCACAGCCAGTATTAGTTATAAGTCTTTGATTGTCTTTAAGTTCGATCACTTGCATAGTAATTACATTTGCAGAACCGTCACTTGTAACAATGTCATAATCTTGCGGTAAAATTTGAGATAATTTTTCAATCAGATAATAGTTGCTCACAAAGTCTTTTTTATCTCTATGCTTGTCTAAGACTTTTAAAGTTTTAAATGTTTCACAATGCTGCAACCAATCTTCAGAACATTTTTTTATGAAAACTTCATTCAAATTGTTTATAAATTTTTTAGCATCTTCACAAATCTTTTCATCAAGTCTTAAAGTAGGCTTATCTAGTTCATTTTGATCAATGTCTACGGCTACTTTATATGCATTTTTTCCAAAATCATCAAAGTTATATCCTATTTGTCTTATATATAATCTTGACCCAATAGAAAGGATAAAATCAGCTTCATTTATTAATTTATTTGCGCATATTTGAGCATGAGTACCAAACCTACCATAATAGTAAGGATAAGATTCATTGACAATATCATTTCCATTGACAGCCGTGATTACAGGTATGCTGGTCTTATCTAATAAATCAAATAAAGAATCTACGGCACCAGAGAGTCTTACTCCGTTACCAACAATTAATAATGGTTTTTTTGAATTATTCCATCTTTCAATAATTGAAACATAATCATATTCATTGGTCTGGTAATCAGATGGGCTTGGTGTAAAAGGCTTAAGGCTAGATACATCAATTTGAGCAGATTGTACGTCTAATGGAATATCTACCCAAACAGGTCCAGGTCTTTTATTTGTTGCTAAATAACAAGCTTTCTCTAAATGATATCTAATCTCGTCAGGATTGTTAACTTGAACAGCATATTTTGTCATTGTTTTAGCTGTCTTTACAATGTCAAATTCTTGATCTCCAAGTTGTCTTAGATTAAGATTTGTAAAATTTGTTGTTAATGGTTTGTTGACTTGTCCGCTTATTACAATTACTGGTATTGAATCCAAAAAACTGCAAAGAGTTCCAGTAAGAGCATTAGTTCCGCCAGGTCCAGAAGTTACAAGACAGGCACCAAGTTTATTTTTCTTACGTGCATATCCCTCAGCTGCAATTGCTGCAGCTTGTTCGTGGTGAGTTGCTATGTAATTTACATCTTCTGATTTACCAAGAGAATCTATTAAATGTATACATCCTCCACCTGATAAAGTGAAAATTGTATCAACGTCATAGTTATCGTGAAGAAATTTAATTACATAATCTGAGAGCTTCATAAACATTTACCAGTGCCTCTTTAATTATAGAATAATCATCAATTTTTTGAATTACTGGATTATTGTCTTTTAGAAGCACCATATTTAAACAGCCAGTATTTTTCTTGTCTGATTTTACACATTCCATTAGTGAATCATAATCAAACCAATTTTCTTCTATATTAATGGTATTTTTTAATATATTTTTTGCCAAATTTAATGCTAAAGTAAAGTCTTCTTTATTGTAATCAAACAAATCTACACTAATTTTCAATGCTATCAAGCAACCAATTACAACTGCATATCCATGCGATAACTTATAATTTGAAGTTATTTCTAATGCATGTCCAAATGTATGTCCAAAATTTAGATATTTTCTTTCTTTTTTATCAAACTCATCAATTTCTAAAATAGAAATTTTATATTTTAGACTTTCATAAATGTGATGCAAAACATTTTCATTTCCAGAAATTAGTTCATTAACTTTTGATTCTTGAATTTTATTCCTTAAAATATCAAACTTAAAGAGTTCTCCCAATCCACTACAAAAGTTTTCTTTATTTAAACCGTAAAGCCAATCTTCGCAAATAAGAATTTCTTTTGGAGGATAAAATGTGCCTAGAATATTTTTTCTCGAACCATAATTGATAGAAGTTTTTCCACCAACACAGCTATCTATCTGAGAAAGTAATGTTGTTGGAACTAGATAATACTCAATACCTCTACAATAAACAGAAGCGCAAAAACCAACTGCATCTTGTAATACTCCGCCACCAATGACTATGAGTTTAGTTTGTGTATTGACTTTTTTTGCAGCAAATTCGTCAAATATTTTTTCTAAACCACGCCATGATTTTAAGTCTTCATCTGTGTCTAAAACTATAACATCACCTAAATAAAATTTAGGAAAATAATTAGCAACATTCTTGTCAACTACTGCAAGATGATAATCTTCACCAATTAGTTTATGTATCTCACTTAAGCTTACAAAATTTACAGAATAATCTTTAATTTTTGATTTAACATTTATTTGGCTGTACATGAGTAACCACCATCTATAACTATATTTTGCCCAGATATATATGAATTTTGTATACTCAAAAAATATACTAAATCTGCAACTTCATTTGTATATCCTAATCTACCAAGTGGAATTTTACTTCTTAAATCTTTCAAATCTTCTTCTGTATTATTTTTAAAAGTCATATCTGTAATAAAAAACCCTGGAGACACAGTATTTGCCAAAATATTATAAGTACCATACTCAGCAGTTATAGCTTTTGTAAGAGAGTGTAAGGCATTTTTACTAGCACTATATGAGGATCTTCCAGGTTTTGCATAATCAATCCAAACACTTCCTATGTTGATAATTCTTCCATAGTTTTGCTTCTTCATATAAGGCAAACAAAGCTTGAATAATCTTAAAGGCGAGAAATAATTTACTGTCATTAATTCTTCGTAATTCTCACCTTCAAAGATAGAATCTACTATATTGATTCCAGCATTATTTACTAGTATGTCAATCTTTTCAGGAGTAAATAAAAAAGGTTTAGATAAATCAAGTTCTTCACGAGATGGGGATATAACTTCATGACCTTCATTTTTAAACTTGTCACAAATATCTTTACCAATTCCTCTTGATCCACCAGTGACAAGTACTCTCAAAGTTCAGATGCCGACTGATTGATGCGTGACTGAATCATTTTCAGTCTAGTTTCATCTTGATTAGCTTGATTTTGATAATATTCCATCTTATTAGTAAGCCATTCATATTCAAGCATTTGAGCTTTAAATAGGGCTCTTGATAAGTTTTTCAATGTAATAGATGGATCAAAGATTGCGTATCTGGTTTCAAATTTGTCTAGTAATTTTTCAGAGTGCAGTTTTTTCAAGAAATCTAAAGAATCAATAGATACAGCACCGCCAACACAAGCTTTTGCGCCTAATTTTTTTGTCTTTTCAAAAACATTGTGTGCAATATTGTAAATGTCTTCAGAATTTACAGAATTTCTATTAAGGCCCATTGATGAAACTAAATCAACTCTCCCAAGAGTAACTCCATACAATGCCTCAGCTTGCTTGTTGGATAAAATTTTATCAATATTTGAAACAGCAGTAATAGTTTCAATATTTACATTAAGCTGCAACGAACTGACAACTTCAACAGGTAAATTGTTATTTACAGCATTAATAAATTTAGTAAGTCCAAATTCAGACTCAACCATTGGAGCCACTAAGCCTTTTACACCAATTATCATAGAATCTTTGATGTCTCTTATGGCTTCTGGACCACCAATCTTTAATGTAACTTTGGTTTTTGATTGATTACAAATTTCTTTAAGTCTGAGAACTTCATTGAAACTTGCACCTTCATCTTCAAAACTTGTTTTAATTCCAACAAGTCCATAATTTTCAACCAAGTCTGTAAGAATTCTTACACATTCAAATTCTCTATTATTCATATATATATTCTACCAAATGAAGTTGTTTTTGTAATATTCAACTATATGAGCAATCTCATCATCAAAAACGCACAATGGTCTCCATCCTAAGCTGCGAATCTTGTCATCATTAAGTGCATATCTGACATCTTGTCCAGGTCTTTCAATTCCAAAATTTACAAAATTTTCATAATTTGGCATTTCTTTTCCATAATATGTATTGATTACTTTTTTAACTGTCTCTATGTTTGATTGTTCAAATCCACCAGCTACATTGTAAATTTCATTAGCTAAACCTGAATCAATAATAGAAAGTACAGCTCTGGCTGTATCTTTTGCGTGTAACCAATTACGAATCGGAGTACCTTGATTATGAAGAGGTATTTTTCTTCCTAATCCAATAAATTTACAAGCTTTAGGAATCAACTTTTCAACGTATTGACCTATACCATAATTATTTGTAGGTCTGATGATATTATATGGAATATCATAAGTTCTAGACCAAGCAATTATAAGTTGATCTGCAGAAGCTTTTGAAGCGGAATATGGATTGCTAGGTTTTAGAATGTCTGTTTCAAAATGTTCACCTTCAGATATATCTCCGTATACCTCGTCAGTGCTAAAATGAATTAATCTTGGAACAACATAGCCTTCTTTTTTATAAACTTTAAGAAGCTCTAGTATGTTATGGACTCCATAAATGTTTGAATCAATAAAAATTTTACTATCTCTAATAGAATTATCAACATGAGTTTCAGCAGCAATATTTATAAAATAATCACAATCTACTAATCTGTTGATATCACAAATATTTTTATTCTCAAACTTAAAATTTTTATAAGAAGAAAAAATTTCAATGCAACTCAGGTCTGATGCGTAAGTGCAATTGTCAATACCATACACATAAAAATCTTTTTCTAAAAGGCATTGAGTAACATGCCTTCCAATAAAACCTAAGCAACCTGTCACATATGCAATTTTCATTTTTATTCCTTATATTTCAGATAAAACATTTTTAAAATTTTCAACTAAATTTTCTTGAGTAAAAATATTGCTCCAGATATAATTACAAGTACCTTTTTCATACAAAAAAGCTGTGTTTTTGTGTTTAGTATATGCAATTATAGTTTTGCTAGAATCAAAACAATTATCTCTATTGAAAAATATATGACCTGGACCGCTAGATCTCGTAAAAAGTACTTTGCATTTTGTACTCATATATTCAATATTATCTAGTGACTGCCTAGCTGGAAAGTTAGAAGTCGTAATTACATTTTTATAATTGGTTTTAAGTATTTTTTCAGTAAAAATAAATCCACAATCTGGATACATTTGAATTACAGGTTCAAGCCACTCATAAACATTGAAATTTTCAGTTTGACCGCTTCTAGAATCACCATTTGAAACTAAAACATAATTAGAAAATTTTTGATTTTCAAAAAACCTATCAATTTGATCTATTTTGCATAAGTTCTTATTGCAATGTGGAAATAACAAATCTCCAGTAGCTTTCGGAATAGAAATATTACATTTTTTTTCTATAATATTTATAATATCATTTGCTAATAAAGCTAAAATATCAAAATTGACTAAATTTACAGACATATTTTCAGGATTGTTTTCAGGGTTGTTTAAATTGCGAAGTTCACTCAAATATGAATTTGAAAACAAAAGCCAAGTGTTTATAAAAACAAAATTTTCATAAGTAATACTTGCATGAGGGCAATGAATTGGATACATATTTTGCTCATTTATTGGAGAAATGAAACTTATGCAATCACGATAACTACCTAATGTAATATTTTCATTAAAATTTAATATACTTTTATTGTATTTATGATTGAAACTCAAACTGATATTTTGCTTTTGTAAATGCGGTAAAATATAATTCACAATATGTCTTGACCATATCAAATCACCTATACCGTGGTCGTTGAATAATACTACATTTTTTATCATACTTAGGTAATTATACATTACATTGATTTACGAAGCTCAAAACGAAGTATAATTAGATTATGTCTAGAAAATACTTACCTACACTTTCTGAGCTCATTGATCGCCTTTCAATAATTCAACTTAAAGAAGTTTTTATTGTAGATAATAAAGAGGCTTATGCTCAAGAAATAAAAGACATTATCCACGACATACAATTTCTTTTAGATGAGAATAAAAACAAAATTGATGCTGAAACTATTAGAGCTATTGTAGTTTTAGCACAAATGAATCTGCATATATGGCAAAATGAATCTAACTATAGAAAAGGCATCAAAGAAGGAAACAGCCTTGAGTTAACTCACGGCTTGAATGGTATTAGAAATACAGCTAAAAATAAAATTCAAGAAGTAGTTGGTGGTAGAAAAGATTACAAGATTGATTGTTTAGCCGCAGATTTTAAAGATTGGGAGATTAGCTGGTGATAGAGAAGGTGCTAATTACTGGTGGAGCTGGATATCTTGGATCTACATTAACAGAAGTTCTTTTATCTAAAGGATATCAAGTTACTGTTTTAGACAGTCTTGTTTACAAGCAACTTTCGTTGACTTCATTTTGCCATAATAAAAACTTCAAACTTGTAGTTGGTGATGTACGTGATTATCAACTCTTGTCAGATCTTGTGGAAGCTAATGACATTATCATTCCTTTAGCAGCAATTGTTGGTATGCCAGCTTGTAAAAAAGATCCAGATCTAACAGTAGCTATAAATTATCAACAAATTGACGACATTATTGCTTATATGAGAAGCAGTCAAAAACTTCTTGTTCCAAACACAAATTCTCAATATGGCAGTTCAGACACTATCATCACTGAAGAAAGTCCATTCAATCCACTTTCATTATATGCACAAACGAAGTGTGATGCAGAAAAAGCAGTTCTAGATTCTGGTAATGGAATTTCTCTTAGACTTGCTACAGTGTTTGGAGTTTCATATCGTCAAAGAATGGATTTACTCGTTAATGATTTTACTTACAGGGCTTTTACTGATGAGTTTTTAGTTTTATTTGAATCACATTTTCTTAGAAACTATGTTCATGTGAGAGACGTTGCTAAGGCATTTGTCCATTTAATTGAAAATTACCAGACTTGCAACAATAATTCATTTAATGTTGGTCTTACTTCTGCAAATATGTCTAAGCTTCAACTTGCTCAGAAAATCAAGGAATATGTTCCAAATTTGGTAATCATTGAAGAACAATTCAAGGAAGATTTCGATAAGAGAAATTATATTGTTTCTAATGAAAAACTTGAAAAAACAGGATGGTTCTGCGATTATTCTTTAGACGCTGGAATTCAAGAATTATTGAGTGCTTATAAGATGATATCAAATTTCAAGAATAAAGATTTTACTAATCTTTAAGAAAAAATGATAATTTGATTCAATTGATAACTTATAAAAAATGTTTTTTGAATGAATAAATCATAAAATTTCAAATTACAAAAATGCAACGTAAAATAGAGTACATTACATTTTTATTTACATTAGATGCTTAATAAAAATTTAATTATAAAAGATAAAAATATATGAATAATTTAGACGTTTTGTTTGTAAATCCAGGTGGATCTAACATAGTTTATCAAAGTTTGGCTAATAATTTAGCTGCTATTGAGCCTCCAACTTGGTCATTGCTTTTAGCTCAATCTTGCCGTTCAGTAGATTATAAAGTTGCAATTCTCGATATGAATGCAGAAAATTTATCTTTTGAAGAAGGATTAAAAAGAATTGAACAAAAAAATCCAAGGTTGATATGTTTTGTTGTTTATGGTCAAAATGTCAATTCTGGCACAGTATCAATGACTGATTCTGTCAAATTTTCTGAATATATCAAAAATTCTGGATTAAAAACACCTATTTCATATGTTGGCTCCTATGTTCAAGCACTGCCTAAAAAGACTTTGACTGAAGAGAAATCTATTGATTTTATTTTTATGAATGAAGGTGTTTATGCATTAAGAAACATTTTGAAGACAGATATCAATCTTGAAAACTTAGAAGATATTAAAGGTATAGCTTGGCGAAAAGATGGAGAAATTATTTTTAATGATCCAGAACAAATAGTACCAAACGAAAAAATGGATACAGATCTACCAGGATACGCTTGGGACTTACTTCCATTTAAAGAAAAGCCTTTAGATTTATATCGATCACCATATTGGCATGCTGAGTACATTGATGAGAACAGGTCGCCTTATGCTGCAATTCAAACTTCATTAGGCTGTCAATTTGGCTGCTCATTTTGTATGATTAATATTATAAACAGAAATGATAATGAAGAAATTGGTGTTGCTAGCAATTATTCAAAAATGAGATTTTGGTCTCCAGAATTTATTTTTAAAGAGTTTCAAAAACTTTATGACTTAGGAGTAAGAACAATCAAAATTACAGATGAAATGTTTTTACTTAATAAAAAATATTACGAACCTCTTTGCAGTTTGATTACAGAATCTGGAATGGGCGCTGAGTTTAGAATGTGGGCATATTCCAGAATTGATACTGTAAGAAATCCTGAGATTTTGAGTTTAGTCAAATCAGCTGGAATCAAATGGCTAGCTCTTGGAATCGAGAGTGCCAACAAAACTGTAAGATTAGAGGTAACTAAAGGCAAATTTGAAGATGTAGATATTGAAAAAGTCGTAAAGCAAGTTGAAGACTCTGGTATTCAAGTTATGGCAAATTATATTTTTGGTCTTCCTGGTGATAGTTTGGAGACAATGCAAGAAACTTTAGATTTTTCAAAAAAACTTAATACTTGTGGATGGAATGGATATCCTGCAATCGCTTTACCTGGTAGTAAAATTTATAAAGAGGCTTATGATAATAATTCAATACTACCTAAGGAATATGAAGAATATTCTTTTTTAGGAAAGAAAACTTTACCTGTTATTCATGAAAATTTATCGAGAGATCAAATTTTAAAATTCAGAGATGATGCTTTTCATGAATATCACTCGAACCAGAGCTTTAAAGATAAAATCCAAAGCATTTATGGACCAAGAGCTGTTGAATCAATTGAAAAAATGCTATTAGTAAAGTTGGAAAGATAATAAGTTATAATATTAAATAAATATTAGAGGCATTTTTATATGACTAAATACAGCAAGCAAGATTTGATAGATTTTGAAACAGAAATTGGAGAATGTTTCAATAATGGAATCATAAAAGCTCCTATTCATTTGTATTCAGGCAATGAAGCAAAAATTATTGAGATTTTCGAAAAAATTAAAGATGAAGATTGGATATTTTGTACTTGGAGATCACATTATCAGTGTTTATTAAAAGGGGTTCCTAAAGATAGGTTACGTCAAGATATTTTAGATGGTAATTCAATTACTTTATGTTATCCTGAGTTTAATATCTATTCTTCAGCAATTGTTACTGGTAGTATTCCTATATCAGTAGGAGTTGCTGTAGATAAAAAAATCAAAAATGAATCAGGTCATGTTTGGTGTTTTGTGGGAGATATGGCTTCTGAAACTGGTGCATTTTTTGAAAACTGGAAATATGCAGTCAATCATAACTTGCCTATAACTTTTATTGTTGAAGACAATAACAAATCTGTTTGCACAGAAACAAGAAAAGTTTGGAATTCTGAAGTTTTATTTTTTCAACAACCAAGAGAGAAAGTTATTTATTATCAGTATGAGTCAATTTATCCTCACGCTGGAGCTGGAAAGAGGATTCAATTTTAATGAAATATTTTGATGAATTAAAAAAATCTATGGAATGGCTTGGAGAACAGCAGGATACAATTTTTATTGGCCAAGCTGTCGAATATCCGGGTACAGCTATGACAAATACTTTGACCAATATTGAAAAATCAAAGTTGCTAGAAATGCCAGTTAATGAAGATATGCAAATGGGTGTGACGTTAGGTTTGGCACTTAATGGCACAGTACCTATTTCTCTATACCCTAGATGGAATTTTCTTTTACTAGCTGCAAATCAACTTGTCAACCATGTAGATAAAATTAAACTTATGTCCCATGGTGGATATAAGCCAAAAATTATTATCAGAACTTCTATTGGTTCTCAAAGACCATTACATCCTCAACATCAACACATTGCAGACTTTACAGGTGGATTTAGAGCAATGTGTGATTTTATAGATATAATAAGATTGGACGATGCTGATCAAATCTTTGAAGCATACAAATATGCATATTTACGCACTGACAATAGACCTACAGTCCTAGTAGAATGGGGCGATTACTACAACGAGAAATAAAATGGATAAATTTTTCTTACCATTAATGAATGACAATATAGACAGAGAAGACATCAATTCTGTTATAGATTTTTTGTCACAAGATAAAATTCCAAAATTAACAAATGGACCAAAAGTTGTTGAATTTGAAAATGCTTGGGGTGAATGGCTTGGTACAAAATATAATTTATTTGTCAACTCTGGAGCTTCTGCAAATGAATTAACAATGCTTGCTTTAGCTCATTTAGTAGGTGAAGGAGAAATTATTGTTCCACCCCTTACTTGGATTTCAGATATTTCTTCAGTCCTTTTTGCTGGACATAAATTAGTATTTGTTGATGTAAACTTAACAAATCTTTCATTTGATATTGAGAAATTAAAATCTGCTATCAATCCCAATACAAAAGCAATATTCCTTACTCACGTTTTAGGTATAAATGGTCTAACTAATGATCTTTTGAAAATATGTAAAGATAATAACATTTTACTAATTGAAGATGTTTGTGAGTCTCATGGAACAACTTTCCAAGGACGTAAAGTTGGGAATTTTGGTTTTGCTAGCAATTTTAGTTTTTATTTTGCGCACCACATGTCTACTATTGAAGGTGGCATGATATCTACAAATGATTGGGAATTTTATCAAGTTTGTCGTGCTCTAAGATCTCATGGTATGACTAGAGAGATGACAAGCGATACTATGAAAATTTCTATTGCTATGGATAATCCTGATCTTAATCCAGACTTTATTTTTCTTAGACCAGCTCATAATTTTAGAAGCACAGAAATCAACGCTGTTATAGGACTTTCTCAACTTCCTAAGCTTGATAATAAAAATCAAGAAAGAAGAGAAAATTTTGATCTATTTATATCAAATTTAGATCCTACAAAATATCATATTGCCTTAAATACTGAGGGAAATTGTAATTATGCTTTTATTGTAATTTTAAAAGAATCAGACTTTACAAAAAGAAATGATTTGGAAAGACAACTTAAAAATAATGGCATAGAGTTTAGAAGAGGATTGTCTGGTGGTGGAAATCAAATGAGACAGCCTTTTTTCAAGTCTGTCTATAATGATTTTTCAAACTATCCTAATATTGAACATATTCATAACTTCTCTTGGTATATTGGAAATTATCCTGGGCTTGTGAAAGAAAAAATTATTAAGTTGCTCGAGGTGTTAAACTATTAGGTTGATAATTTACTACATGCAATTCCAATCTAACTATAGCTTTATAAGAAATAAATAACTGTTATGAAAAAAAGTTACAAAGATATAAAAGTACTTATCATAGGAGATTCTTGTTTTGATGTTTTTACTTATGGACAAACATTAAGACTAGCTCCTGAAGGTCCAGCTCCAGTTTTCAATCCACTTAGAAAAATTACAAATGGTGGAATGGCACTAAATGTTCAAAAAAATATTGAGGCTATAGGAGTTGCAGCTGATCTAATTACTCAAAAAGAATCTATTCATAAAGAACGTTTTATTGATGAGCGTACTAACACATTACTTTTACGTGTTGATAATAATGATAAAGCTTCAAGAATTGAAAGAAGTATTTTAGAAGGCATCAAAAACAATTGTTATCTAGGAATGCATTACGATGCAATAATCATTAGTGATTATTGCAAAGGATTCTTAACTGAAGAAGATATAGATGAAATTTCAAAATATAATTTTAATATTTTTCTAGACACAAAAAAGATTCTAGGAGAATGGTGTAAATATGTTTCGTTCATAAAAATAAACCATGTTGAATACGATAGAACTAAACATACTATAGATGAAATTGGAATTTATGATCAAATGATCATTACAAGATCAGATGAAGGCTGCGAATATAAAAATATTTTGTATCCAGTAGAAAAAGTAAATATTAAAGATGTTTCTGGTGCTGGTGATACATTTATATCTGGCTTAGTGTGTGAGTATGTAGCTTCAAAAGAAATTATAAAAGCTATCAAATTTGCTCAGTATTGCGCAACAATTGTAGTACAAAAAAAGGGAGTATGCACAATATGAATATGAAAGAATATTATCAAATGTATCTTACACTTCATACAAATAAAATTTGCCGAAGATTGCACGTTTTAGGTCAATTTATGACAATTCTTTGGATAGTCTGTTGTTTGTATTTTGGATATTATTGGTTTCTTATTTTGACTCCATTAGTTGTATATCCATTTGCTTGGAGTGGTCATTATTTCTTTGAAAAAAATCAACCAGCCGCTTTTAAGGACCCTGTCAAGGCCAAGATAAGTGACTGGATGATGCTTTTGGATATACTAAGGGGTAAAATACCGTTTTAATATTCTGAAAATTTATTTTTATCCATGTAGTATTGAGGAACACCAACTCTGCCAACATGAGTATTGTATATTACTTTATTAGCCTTGGGTTGAATTTCAATCCAAGGTTTATTTATAATATCATCATTTACTAAATCTTTTCTAATTAAAAACAAATCATCAAAAACCATTATTAGTGGCACATAGTCAAACTCTGCTGCCATTTTCTTATATGCTAATGGACTTGCACCATACCAAGATCTATTATCCCAGTACCAAGTAGGGTCATAATTGAGAACATAGCTTTGATCTGGATTAAATCTCAAATTAGTTTCTACTTGTATCAAAGCAGGTTTATACTTTGATAAAATTTCTTTTAAAATGTGAAAATCCATACCATCAACATCAACTGACAAAAAATCTAAATCATAAGGTACATTAAATTCTTCAAATAAAGAAATAATGTTTTCTCTAGTGATAAATCTTTTATGTAAATTAATAGAAGCGTTTTCATACAGTCCATCTAATAATAAGCCATTCCATTCTTTTTCAGTCCTCAAAAGAAATGTATTACTTAAAGTCACACCATCAATTGCTCCAAATTCAACAAAAAATTTATTTTTTAATTCTATACATTTAAAAATATAATCAATAAAAAAATCTTGATTCTTTTGAGATTGACCACCAATATCTACTGGATCTAAGTTGTAAATTTTACTTAAATCATTTTTTGAAAAATCCATCTATGATAACTCCTATATACTCAATCTGCTCTTCAGTTATAACGGGTGATGTTCCTAAAAAGAATGTATCAGTTGTTACTTTTTTAGCAACTGGAAAATCATTTAGATCCATGTCTCCAACTAAATGACTGTAGGCTGGTTGCATCAATATATTACCAGCGAAATATGGCCTAGTTTGAATTTTCTTTGATTCTAAGTATTGACATATATCGCTTCTTTTAAAAGGCGCATTATCTTTAATTGTAACAGGAAAAGCAAACCAGTTAACATCAGAATTTTTTTGAGCTATAGGAAGAACAAAATGTTCTTCATATTTTCGGAATATTTCTGATAATAATTTATGATTTCTTTGTCGCAATCTTTTAATTTCAGAAAGCTTATCAATCTGAGTAAGAAGCATACTAGCTTGAACTTCAATTGGTTTAAGATTATAACCAATTTCTTCGTAAACATATTTATGGTCAAAAACTTCTCCTGGCATACTTGGTAGCCATTCTGAAAATCTTTGATTACAAGCTCCACATTCAGTGATATTTTGTTTGCCAATACAAAAACATCCACGTCCCCAATCTCTGAAAGAACGAATTACTTTTTCCAAGTTGTCATCATTACAAACAACTAATCCGCCTTCTCCACAAGTAATATGATGAGCAGGATAAAAAGAACAAGAAGCCATAGTGCCAAAGCTACCCAAAGGATTGCCATCGAATAATGACCCCAAAGCATCACAACAATCCTCCAATAAAATCAATCCATAATGATCAATAATATCCATAAGTCTATACATATCAGGAGGATTACCTAATACGTGGGCAAATGTAATAATTTTAATTTCTGGATCAGCTTGCAATGTAGCTTCAACGTCATCAAGATTTAAATTTAATCCATCTAAAGAAATATCAACAAATACAGGCTTAAATCCACATTGAAAAATTGGATTTATTGTAGTGGGAAAACCAGCTATAGGAGTAAGTACTTTTGTTCCTTCTGGCAAATTTAAATATCTTTTTGACTTAAGAGCAGACATCATTAGAAGATTTGAACTGCTACCAGAGTTAGTCAATAAAGCATGATTTTTACCAAATAATGATGCTAATTTTTTTTCAGCTTTATATGCTTCTGATCCCAATACTAACCAACCATCTAAAAGAGTTGATACAGATCTGACTATTTCATTGTGATCAAAATAAGGACCAGCATAATGTACATGATCTTTTCCTGGTCTCCAATTTTTATTAGGTTCATTTTTAACATAATTTTCAACTAATTTAAGCAGTTCTTCTTTTGTCATATTATAATTATACCCAAATAAAAAAGGAGCTTTTCAGCTCCTTTTAATTAATTTATAGGCAAATCATCTGTTTCAAAAATTAATGGATATTTTGGTTCAGTATGGCATCCAATTACTTCGCCACAATGATAGAACTTATATTCAAAACTATCTTCCCACATAAATCCAATTTCTGTAAAATGACCTTGTGGCTTATCAATACGTGTATCGTTTAAATGTTCCCAATAACTTGCTTTCTCAAAACCTCTGAAAACATTATCCTTGAGAGAATAAATCCACTTGTGATGAAAAAATCCTCGATAGCCTTTTACTCCGTACCATTGTTCAAAGCGTAAATATTCAGCATACTTTGAAGGGACGGAAACAAAGCCTCTTTTGGCAATTTTTTGAAGCATATCGCAAACTAAAGATGGATTTGAAATATCTTCAAGAGTGTGAGTACAAATAGCATAATCAAATTTGCCATTTTCAGCAACGTAGTCTAATACTTCTTTCCAATTGTCTCTTTGAGTAATATCAAAATCAAAGAAAATTCTATCCGGGTGAGTCTGAACAAACTCTTCCTTACTACCAGGATCGACAAAAATATCTACAACGTGAGTAGTATGCTTACACCAAGAGTTGATTCCACCGCCAACATCAATTACAGAAAGATTAGGCTTACTTTCTTTTAATTCCTCAATGTACAAATCAACAAATGTTCTAGGCTTAGTAAAATTTCTAATAGATTTATGAGTTATCATAAATCTATTATACCTAAAAAAAAGACCCCTTCCGAAGAAGAGGCCTTTTTTGTGACTAGTTTAGAATTAGCTTACGGTAATTCTTGAAACAGCATAATCATTAATAAGAGCAAAACCGAGCTCTTCGTAAACAACCCATCCGAGTCTAAGTCTCTTTGGATCGTCTGCTGGGAGGACAGTGATGTCTTGGCGAACTGGCATTGCACCAACGAATTGGGCAGGAGCGAGAACGTAGACACTGTTCTTAGGAACCATTGTGGAAACGTGGATGTCTGCGGAATAAATATGTCCGTAGAGACCAGTCATAAGGATGTCTCTTTGAGTTGCCTCATCGAAGAATTCCTTACCCCAGTTTCTGATATCCTTGTATCTTTGTGGGTGAAGAACAACCTTAGCACCGATTAACTCGTGCTCTTCGATGAGAGTCAACGCAAGGTTGATGTTCTCTGGTTGAAGAGTACCAGAAACGGAGATTGCTTGATCAGTTGGAACACCAGCATTGATGACCTTGAAGACTTCAGTATCTTCTTGTCTTTGGAGGGAGTCCTTAGCACGGACTTGAGCTCTATCGACAATATAGAATCTTCTTTGGCGGATTTCGTTCAATCTAATTTGTGGGTGTGCAGCTAATTCAACTGTAGGAACGAGAAGCTCTTCAGCCTCAACCTCAGCTGTTGGAACAGCACCACGCTTAGGAATGACGTATGACTTTACAGCAACGTCTCTCTCGTAGCGAGCAAGAGCGCCTTGTGGGAGCTCATCAACCATCAAAAGCTTGCGTCCGATGGCTTGGTACATGAGGGAAGTCTTGATTGGCTCAACCATTGCTTGTGCAAGAGCTGTGCGTCCCTCTGGAGTCTCGAGAGCCATTGCAATAATGGATTCTCTTTGCTCATTTGTGTTTCTCTTAATCATTGACATTTGAATAATTCTCCTTTAAAAATTCTTTACCGATTAGACGCCACTAAGTTGTGTGAAGTAAAGAAGGCCAGCAGCAGAGTCATAAGAATCAACTCTACCAATGATAACGCCGTCTGTACCAACTGTGCCTAATTTAACAATCTTACCAGCATTAGCTGAACCAGCTGCAACTGTAAGAAGATCGCCTACAGCAGGGGTCCATCCAGCAGCAACGCCGTCAGTAGTAATGTTAGTGGATGCAACGGATGCAAATCTATCAGTAATAAATTGTGCGCCTGGTGTATTGAAAACGCCTACGCCTCTTCTTGGGCCTTCATATCCTGAAGAACCAGCAGTTGGGTTAGTAACACCGTTGACGTTTTCAGCCAAGAAGTCACCAATTGCTCTCTTTGAAACAACGTAGAAGCCGTTGTTGTTAGCTTGAAGAACACCTGATGCATCAGTGTAAGAAGATCCAACTGGATCTGCAAGAATCATAGTGTTGCCAGTTCTTGCAGTATCATCTGCAGAGAATCCGACAAACTTACCTAATTGTTGTTGAAGTGTTGTAAAACCTGTAGCTGATCTATATGCAGCTGCAACAGTTCCGTCAGATTGAAGGAAAAGAGCATCGCCTGCAAGCCATGAGCCAGAAGCAGCTGTGTTGTAGTTAGCAACTACGAGTGTGTTTAATGCACGAATAGCCATTGTTTATTTCTCCTAATTATTTGATGAGGAAATTAGTCCTCGATTTTTGGCATTGTCCAAGTACCCTTAAGAGCACCCTGGATGTCAAGAGCTGCACTGTTGTTGGATAATCCACCACTTAGTGCAGGAGATGTAGATACGCCTAGTGTAGAAGCGGTTCTAGTACTCATTCTTTCAGCAGCAGCTGCAACAACTCTTTCAGTTGAAGATTGTGCCGATTTAAGTAAGAGTTTGGTTTGTCTGATCATTGAATCAGACTTAAGACCATCATTGATCATTTGTTCAGCATATGAATCAACTTCCTCAGAAGTAATAATTCCAGCTAATGCTAATTTAGTAGCACAGCTATAGGAAGTTTTGATTCTTGCTAAGTCAAGAGATGCGTTTTGCGATAATTGTTCACCAGTGTTTTTAATGTTTTCTTGAAGACCTTTCATTTGCTTTTGAGCATTTCCAACGCCTATTAATTTGTTATTGACATCAGGGACACTTACTGTTTGAGCTTCCTTGACATCCTCATCCTCATCTTCTTCATTTTTTGATTCAGCATTTGTTGGACAATCTTTATTTGCACATCTAGTTGTTTCATCATTCATAGCTGCTTCGGTCATTCTCATTGATTTACCACATGAGGTACACTCAACTTCATGATCTTCTTCCTTTGAAGCGGCAACTGTTTTGGTGGTCTTGTGTGGCATAGAAGGCATTTGGGTTGGAATATGAGGATGATCAACATCTTCTAATCCTTCAGAAGGATTTTCTAAATGATCCCAATCAACGGTGTACTCTAAAGAGCCATCGCCAGAACCTTCAAATTTACTAGGTTTTGTGACTGAAGGAAATTCCAATGAACCTGGATTCATTGTAGGAACTTTTTGTTCAGCCCATGTTGGATTTTGTTCCTTGAGTGAGTTACCCTCACCGCCTTCCATTGTCATGCTTGGGTATTCAACTTCACCCTTCATGTCAACCATATCTTCGTTATACTTAAATGAGGCTGATGCTGGATAATTCTCTTCTTCTGAAGCAATCTTCTTGAGAATTTCTTCTCTTTCTGCTCTTCTCAAGAGAGCCTCTCTCTGTGCCTTGCGCTCAGCCAATGCTTGTTTAGTCATTGATCTAACCTCGTTGCTTTTTTTCATAAATTGGTTTTCATTGTCTTCGTCATCATCTGATTCATCTTCGGAATCCATATCATCATCATCGTTAAAATGAGTGACATCTTCATCATCATCTTCATCAGAATCATCATCTCCGCCAAGAAGATTATCTAGCGCCTTTTGCACAGCTTTTTGTGCTTGGTCAACCATATCAGCGGGAACTTCAATCTCAAAAGTGGCGACATCATCACTATCTTCTACTTCGTCTTCGTCATCCATGTCTTCATCAGACATGTCATCGTCTTCTACATCATCTGAATTATCATCACTCTCAAAGTGATGAAATTCCATATCGTCTTCATCATCGTCAGATTCATCGTTTGCGAAGTCAACAGTCTCTTTGCCATTATCAAGGTCTAAATTTGAAACATCAAGACCAGCTTGTCTTGCAATGTTTGGAAGATACTTAGCTCTAATTGCTTTTGCTACTAAAACAGCTTCGTTTGTTTCCAATGATGCTGTTTTTTGCATGTCAGAAGCGCAGTTCATAAGATCTTCTTTATCAGTTGCATTAATTTCAGCTAATCTCATTGCTGCAAATCTCACCTGATTGGCTTTATTCGAATTTTTATTCATTTTTATGCTGCTTCCCTTAATAAAATAAAATCTTTTATCAAAGAATCTATAAAATAGTTATTTGTTAACTTTTTTTTAATTTCTAGATAAATTGTTTTTACACCTTTTTTTAAGATATTAGTGAGGGAATAAATCCCTCACTAATATGCATACTAATCAATCCAAGTAATTGATACATCAAGTTTTGATGGATCCTTCTTAGAAGCTTGTACTGTGGTTCTTGAATAATTTCCACATTTGTAGCAGAATGTATTACTTTTGACTTTATGAGCTTGTCTATCTCCGCAAGATGGACAAACCATACCGACAGGAAGCATTGATTCTTTTGTTCTATCAAAGGTTGGTAATGCAGTTTTCAAATACACGTCAGAATCAACTGTAGCTGATAATCTGATCATTGTTTTGATATCAGATGCTACTGGTCCCATACCTGGAGCTGCAGGATTAGCAGCAGGCATTTCTGTAGGTGCAGTTGCCATACCTAACCCAGTGTCTGGACCAAGTCCCATAGGTTCTTCTTCTGGTGAAGATTTGCCCTTGTCACCCATTGAAATTAATTCAATTTGTTGAAGGATCTTGTATGTAGTACCACAGCTTTGGCAGTCAGCATTTGATTCAGAAATGTTTACATCATCTGCACCACAAACTGGGCAGACAGATCCCCACGGTTTCTTTTCACCTGGTTCAGACATTGCGTCCATATCACCAGCTTCGTTCATGTCTGGACCACCAGTAAGTGATGAAATTCCTAAATCACCACCTGCAGCAGCTGGACCAGCACCTAAACCTGGATCAACAGGACCAGCAGCTGGACCAACAGGAGCAGGAGCGCCCATGCCAGGTGCAGCTTGTGCGTATTTAGCTAAAATATTGTCTCTTCTGTTCTTTCTAGCTATTCTTGCACCTTCAGTCATTACTACAGGCATTTCAGCTGGTTCTTCAGCTTGAAGTTCACCTTCTAGTTCGTCAGCTTTGAATGCTTTTGATGTAGATGTCGAAACTGTAGCAGTAACATCACCATTTTCTGAAACAATCAAGTCTGTGAAAGAGAATGTTCCTGGATCAACTTGGAATCCATGTCCTTGAAGAACTTCAATTGCTTTTTGTTTGAATGAATCATCGAAATTGGAATCACCAGGTTGCATACCATCTAAATCTTCAGCTCTGCAAATAAATCTGATGCATTCTGACTTACTTTGAGTAACAGTCATTCCAGCAGTTCTTTCAGCTGCAGCAACCGCTTTGGCAACTAACTTTTCTGCAACTTCAAATTCTTCACAGAGTCTTTTTGCAGCCTTGGCAATTCTTCTAGTGCTAATACCAAAATTTGTGGAATAGTCTGCCAACCATCCGATAACATTATCAGAAATGTTTTTTGTAGAAGCAGTCTTAACACCCCAAAACTCTCTTCTAGCCCTAGCTCTCAATCTTCCGTCAGTAGCTGTAGCAGTTTTGGCTCTATCAATAGCAGCCATTAATTGTTTTTCAGGCATTGCTTCAACAGAGTCAACTACTTCATCAGGAGTTGTCCCGGTTTCTTTTGAAGACATTGCCATTGCAGAAATTGCAGACTTCAGATCGTCTTTAGAAATAAGATCAGCATCAGAATCTAAGGCTGACATAAGTGCAGACTTTAACTCTTCATTTTTTGAAGGTGCAGTTTCAACATCTAATCCTTCTTCAGGAACAGATGCTTGACCCATAAGAAGTTCAGCAATTCTTGAAACGCCTTCTTTGGTCATTTCGCCTTCTTCAACTGCAACTGAAAGTGCATCAGCAAGATCTTGAGCAGTAATTTCAGAAGTTACAGCAGCGCCTAATTGCTTAATAACAGCAGAAACTGAATTTTCTGGCTCAGCATTTCCACCAAAGAAATCAGCCTTTTCTGCCTTATCTGCTTCCATATCAGTACCAGCAGCAGCAGTTCCAATCATTTCAGGAAGCATTGGTTCTTCAGTTAATGTTTGTGCAATTCTAACAATTGTTTTAGGAGTTTCTAGTGAAGAAATAACAGCCTTGCCTAATGCATTAATTGTAGCTGCCATAATTTCGTGAGCACTTGCACTACCCTCTGCACGGCAACAAGCTAATTGCTTTTCTAAAACTTCAGTAGGAACACCATGAGTTACTTCATCTACCAATTCAGTTAAGGACTTGCAAACTTCTTCGTCTTTTACTCTTCTTCCATAAAGTCCAGCATCACCAAGAAGAATTTCTCTTACAGCATCTTGGCTTGCACCAGTTTGCTTTGATTTGAGTTGTAATTCACGAACGTTTTGATCTACACCAGTATTCTTGCTCTTGACACCAGTGGCCAAGTTATCATATGACTCACCATTTCTTACTTCATCAAGTTGGCTTTCTCTGTCATCGAGTCTCTCTTTGACATCAAGTAAAGCAGTCTTGACAAATTGTGAATAGTCCTTGAGTAATTCAGCAGCAACTCTTGTTCCTTGTCCGTTTTCCATTAAACCAAGTTGGTTTTCATTAAGGATAGGTACCCAAGCAGTTCTTTTTCCATTTGTGTAACCTGTGATTGAACCATCAGTAGAAAGAACAACTCTATTACCTGCATTATCCTCGACTTTAAAATCGATTGTAACTGCAGCAGCAAGTTTTTTTCTTTGCTCTGATGCAATCTTTGCAAAGTGATCCATTTGATTTCTGCTCCCCGCCATGAAAGGCGTATTTGTTTTTATATTTTTGCTTCTTTCATTAGCAATTCTAATGACACTATCAATACTTATTTGTACTTGAGAATTGTTATTTAAATTATTTTTTAAATCTAAAATATTTTTAGTCAAGTTCAAAATTTTATTGGAAGATGAACTGTTTTGAGAGCTAGCAAAAACTTCTCTCTTGCCATCTCTTGAAGCCCACACCAAATTGTGAACGCTAGAGGCTAACGCAACACCGCCTCCAACTTGATTGTCTTGATCTCCAGGAAGTGTAAGGTCCATCACTTTTCCTACAGATTCAGTTGGTGCATAATTTGCCAAACCAATATTGGCATTCATTGGAGAAGCTTGTGGTGCTTGTCCTTGTTGCATATTTTGAGGTTGATTGATTTGTTGTGGTCTTTGCCCACTACCAACGTCAACACCATCGTCAATCATGTCTTGCATAGTAGATTGAAGTTCTGCCATGGATTTAGTGATTTTTCCAACGTGTCCTAAATCAACATTATCTTTTCTAGCAAACATATTCATCACAGCAACTTCCAAAAAGTTTAATGATAAATTGATTAAGTCAAGAATATTCAATCCTGATGCTGGATCAATACCAAGAGCTGTCAATACTGCAGAAACGGTTGAGTTTTGATTCGCTCCTGCTCCAGCCAGTAAAGGTCCACCAACAAGAGTTCCAGCTTGTTGTGCTAATCTAACTGCAGTTTTCGCTGTGAAATTTGCTACACTTAGGCAGTTTTCGTATTCTGCTCTATGTTGAGGAATAGATGATGTTTCGTGAAGTGCTAAAACAATATTTGAAGAAAGCTCATTTGCTTTCTTTTCTAAATTCATTGCAGCATCTAAAACATCATCAACATCATAAATTTCTTGAATTTCACAAGATTCAAAAGCACCATCTCCTACGCAGCTTAATTCAATAAACTTTACGCCGTAGTTCTTTTCATATGATTTTTTGCCAGACTCAGGATGTGTTTTTCCTTTGTACTTTTTAAGGTGTTCACAGTAATCTTTTTCAGTGTATGCTTTATTTCCACAAATTGAACAAACACCCCATTCAACACTTGCACCCATGGAGACATCATGAATTACACCAGTACGAATATTTCTAGCAATATCAGGATAAGCTTCTTCATCTACAAAGAAAGTACAATATACACAATCTTCCTTTTCATCCCATTCTGCATAAACAACCATACCCTTAGCTTGTTCAATATCATCATTTTTGTGGTTTGTGTAAATTGGCACACCTTCAAATGTTTTATATGACGGGATTTTTTGACCTTTGATTTCAACTTCCTTGAGAAGTTCTTCTTTTGAAAACAAGTCTCCATTAGCATTTACGACATCAGCGTCAATTGCTCTAGCTCTTACCCATAAAAGTTTTGCACCTTTACGAGCTTGCATTTCTTTAACAATGTCGAAATCTTTGTATTTTTCGAGTACTTCTTTTGGATCAGCATAGAGTGATTGAAGACCAATCTTTGCAGCTTCTCGCATATTTGAAGAAGCAGTCTTTATGATATAATCTCTAGCTATATTTCGGTCATTTTCGTTGAGGAAGCTATTTATAGTAATAGCCCCTCCTTTTGCAACCTTGTACATATATTCAATCCTTAAAAAATGAAGTTATCAATAGGATTTCTTCTATTTTCAACCTATTAAAACCTGTAAAATTTAAACCCGTCGAAATCGACGGGTTTATTGTACAGTGACAAACGATTTGGTAATTATAGATATTCAGAATTACCCTCACCCATACCTGTTCGCTTCTTAATTACTTTAATTAAAACATTCAAACAATCTTGTGGGTGATCATTAATTTCTTTGTCAGTAAATCTAATTATAATCCAACCATTAGCAGCTAATTCAGAATCTCTACGCTTGTCTTTAGCGATTTTGTCTGGATTATTGTGCCAAATTTCACCATCAGCTTCAATGCCAATCTTAAGATTAGGAATTGCAGCATCTAATTGATAATCCATTGCTGGACCAGCAGAATACTGAGCGTAAAGCGGAAAAGGCATATTTAAAGACATAGTCAATCCATAAAGTTTCTTTTCCAAATTAGTAAACATTTTAGGTTGTTGAGAAATGTCTACTTTCTTTTTTGCGTATTTTTTGATTGATTCATTTTCATTAGAAGCGAATTGATGAATTTGTTCTAATGCATAGTTGTTCAATGGATGTGAATTATCTCCACCAATAAAGGGGGATTGTAATTGACCATACAATCCATCATATTCATCTGGTAAAGGACCCAAAGAACCTCTACCTGTTACTGGTGTTAGTGATTTTAAGAAACCTTCATGTGCTGCAGATTTAATTTTCTTGCTTGCAGTTCTTACTCCAGAATTCTTTGCTTCAATTCTTTCCATATAAATTTCATTAATGGTTGAGCTAGCAACTTTGTAAAATCTGTTCATTACATCTGCAGTAGGAGCAGGAGCACCAGCTGGAGCTGGAGCTGCAGGAGGCGCCCCACCACCAACAGATAAGTCAGCAGGTGGAGGAGCCATACCTGCACCAGACATATCTGGAGACGAAGCCGCAAAGCCTTGTCCAGTTACGCCACCACTTTGGAAACTTAATGAAACATTTGGAGTGCCAAAGCTTTGATCATTTACAAAGTTTGCACCTTGTTCAAATCTCAATCTTTCAATTTCCTGGTCTGAGTCTAAACCAAAAGCTTCAATAAGAGAAACATTTGAAATAACTCCATTTTGATTTGCAGTGACAAGCATTTGCAATTTACCAGTGTCATCACGTAATTGAAGATCGTCAAATTTGATTTTAGGATAGACTATTTCGTCCTGTCCTCTTTCACCTTCGATTACAAAACCATTCCATTTTGCAACTGGCATAAAGACATTTTGTTCAATCCAGTGTGCAACTTCTCTTCTAAATGTCTCTAATCTTTGAGCCATTGCAAGAAGTCCAACTTGGGCATTACCGTATGTTGGTCCCTCACCATTCAAAAGTGCTTTGTTCAACATAACACCATCGAGGATTTCTTGCTCAATTAATTCAAATTCACCAGTAAGAGGATGAATTTTTCCAGTAGCTCCATACCACTCGAGATCAAAGTTGTGGTGAGTAACAAGTGTTAAGTTAGGATCATTAGCAATAGATGCTAACTCATCTTGGACATTATCAATATCTTCTTGAGATGCTGGTCTTGTATCACTACCAATTTTTACAACCTTGATTGGTAAGATAAGACGCTCAGCAATCATATATTGAGCTTGTCTTAATTTGTCTTTGTATGTCAGAATTGGGAACAATGGTCTGATCATAGAAATTCCATAATCTTCCCAAGGATTTGATCCATATTTGAAATGGTGAATAGATATAGTGTTCAGTTTAATTGGATTACCCTGAACAATCATTTTTTTAATATTGTCAGGAATAGAATCATAAATTTCTTTAGGATGTCGTTCATTGACAATTCTAATTTCTTCTGCAGATGGACGATATGCATAACTTCCAGGTTGATCAATCATACCTGGACTCTTAATTACAGAATCAGGATTAAGTATAGAAATTGACTTCCAAGTAGCACCATCATGTTGACATTCTTGATTTTTGTCTTCATCCCAGTTAGAACCATGGCAATGTGGACAATCTAATGAAAGGAGAACAAAGGAATCACCTAACAAGTGATATGTTTTAGAAATTTCTGGTAGCCATTTTTGAAAATTAAGTGATTCTACTAGCTTTTCAAAATAATCTTTTACATAAGAAGAAGAACACTCTAACTTCCATCCAGAAAAAGGATAGTTAGTGTAAAAATTGATGGCTGCAGCAATTTTTGGCTCATTGTTTCTCCACCAGTTTGCCCAAAGATAAACTTCACGACGAGCATTTGGGATTTGAAAAGATGATGGAGTAAGAAATGGTGAATAGAAGTTAGGAGCTGTAGTAACTGTATTGACGCTTGCAGTTCTTGTTACGCTTGGACCTAATCCTAGACCAATTCTGCTGCTTGCATAATTTCTGTCTACAGTTGCAGTGGGTGATGATGCTCCTGATACTTGTGTTGCTGCTGTTCGAATAGCAGAAGCCAATGATGTTCTATTTGCCATAACATGTATTATACCGTTCTAAAAATATATAACTTAATACCAAGTTTGATTAGAAGGTTTGTTGCCGAAAAGAATTGGATCTTGTTTGCCTTTAGACGCTTGATAATAACCTTCACCATTCTTGAAATGTTGAAAACTATTTCCTTTTTCAGTTGAAGCCATGCTTTGAGGATCTCTGTTATTGTTTTCTTGTTGCGAGCCTCTAAGTTGAGTTTCTAATGGTGTATCTTCTGGATTCTCATGAAATGGAGAGTGTCTTCTAGCTTCAGTAGATGCAGATTGAGGAGAAATAATATACTGTCCATTATTATCCATATTCATTCTATGAGGACGTTCGACTAAAAGATTCCAGATTTCTTTTTGTTGTTCTTGATTCATGCGGTAATATTCATCTAGACTCTTACCCATTTTTTCTAGAATTCCAGAAAGTTCATCATAGAGTCCAGCTGGTTGATTATCTACATCACTTATGCCATCAATTCCGAAACCAGACTGACTATCTACCGTATCTTTTGACTCATTTTGTCCTGGGCTAATGACACCACCGCCAAATTGGGACAAAACTTGTTTATACCACATCGTCGTATTCTTCTCTTTTAGATTCCATGATGTAGTCTAAGCCAAGTTCTTCAGCAAATTTCTTGAGATCATCATCTGAAAATTGATGACCAAAACTGTCATCATCTTCATCATTTAATAAAGTTTCAATATTGACTTTGATCTTCTTGTTTTCTCTTTTGTCTTCTAATTGATTATCTTTAGGAGTATCAACAACATTCTTTTTTCTTGTGCTGTTAAGAATTTGTTCTTGGTTGAGTTCTTTCTTTGATGCAGTTTTATCTAATTGATGAATAATAGAATTCTTTGGCTCATCGAAATTTTTATTTAACTCATCTCTGTAATTAATGGGATCTTTGCTTTTAACATTTAATTGGTCAGCATAAGATTTTTCCATTTCACCACGATGAGTATAAAGTCCATCAGAGTCAAGTTGTTCTTCCATTGCTTCGTCAGCTACTGATTCTTTACCATTTAATTTTCTCAACAAAGCTTCAAGATATTCACTGCCCTTTTGTTCTTTTCTTGGAAGTTGAGAATCAATAGTTTTTAAAGAATCAGATTGAGCTTGCTTAGGGCGCATGACTGGTTTTTCACCTTGTTGATGCCCATAGCTTGATTGTTTGGCATCTGACAATTGTTTTTCCATTGAATCATCGACATTTTGCTTGCCTCTGATTTTATTTGCGCCTCTATCTGAGTTGTCAAATCTAGCTTCAAATCCAATCTCACCTTCGGTAAGTTTCTTGGATCTTTCACCTTCTTTAAGTTCAAGAGCATTAGCTTCGTTGTCAGGATGCTTATGAACATCTAATCTGGCCATTACTTCATCATGAGATTGGAATGCGACTTTTAACCAATCTTGATATGCACAAGTTACTTGTCCGTCTTTATCAACTCTTGAGTCAATACAATTTTCACGACATTTTGAAACTTCCATAGGCACTGGAGCTTTATAGCCTTGAAATTTTCCTTTAGGACACAGCAAATATGGTTCATTTGCTTGTGTTGAAAGAGTAGTATATGCAACTCTTCTATTTTCTTTAGGAGTTATTTCTGAGTACCAATTATGCATAAAATTTGCAACTTTTATGGATTTATCTTTATTGCCTGAAAGTACAATATTTCTTGCACTGTTTAATTTACTAATTTTGTTATTAGAAGCAAATTTATTTAGCTTATCAATAGCTTTAATAGCTTCAATTTGCCAATAGCCTGAAGATTGACTATTATTCTTGTAAGCAACTCTTTCCATTTTAGCCGCTTCATTGTTTTTGTTGATAAAATTTTGAATAGCCATATAAGCATAGCGAAGAGTATTTCTTTCTTCAGCAAGTCTTATGTTGTTTAATGTATTTAATGCTTTATGCAAATGATGATGTGCTTCTTCTTTTGGAAGAGCTACTATCTTCATAATATGTTGTGGTCCGCCCATATTCTTAAAGGCAGAAATAACGGGATCATCTCCGAAATCATCCATACCTAAAACATGAAATGGGGAAGACATTGGCATAGAATCCCCTTCTCCAATACCTGACAAAGTGTCTTGAAGCATGCTAAGTAATCCATTGCCACCGACCAATGGTTTTTTGTCCATAATATCTTGAATTTTTTTAGGATCGTGAGTTTCGTATGTAGCTTTGATTTTATATCCCTTGTCCATAATTATTTACCCAGTCCTAAGTTTGATAATTCTTCTTTATCAAAACCTCTATTTGTGAGAGCTGTTCTAATTTGCTTGAGTTCTTCAGAAACTCCTTTTTTGTCAGCAGCATCTTTAAAGTCACCTTGCTTAGTTGTTTTAGAATAGTCTTGTAAATCCATTAGGAAGCAAGCTCTCATAATTAACTCAGGTGTTGATCTCTTTTCAAAATTAGGTTTTGAATCATAATTTAAGGCAGCAATTTTGACAGATTCAGAAAGATTAACAGTATTAGCTTTCTTTTTTGTTTCATCGTCTTTGTCTTTGCCTTGCTCTAATTTTTTGTTATATTCTTTAACAATATCTACAGCTCGTTCAATTGTTTCTTTATTCCAATATTTAAGTTTAGAAATGTATCTAACAATATCATTTTTATCGACACCATGATCAAGTAATTTTCCAACCTTGCCCATTAAAACACGGAATGGATTGCCTCTAGTTTTCTTTTTCTTTTTGACCTGTGCTGTTTTTGAATTGTTGTACACGTTCTTAGCCTCGACTAAATAAGTTTCTTCAATCTTATTTGCTATATCAGAATAGCTTGGATCTAATTCTTTAGTAATTGGATCTTTTGTTCTTGTTTCATTATTATTTGACATTAAAAGTGCTTTAGATAATTTATCTAATTGATGACGTAAATCATTATCTTGCACTTTGTCAGCTGTAAGGGTAACTTCATTTGAAAGTTCACTAAAATTACCATCACTAGCTTTGATTTTTTTAATCAACTGTCTCATTTCATCTTTAGTTACACCTTCAATATTTTCACCATTTAAAGGAATATTGTTAATCCCATTTGCTGGATTTGAAGCCATAGCTGGGCCAGATTGTTGAGGTGGTTCAGTTTGAGACAGTTTATTCATTAATCAATATCATCAAAATTAATGTCAATGCTATTATAAATTTCATTGACAGTTTTTGCTCTCATTTGAGATTTGCTGTTCATATCACTTTGGATATTTTTCTTGATAGCCATTCTATCGTTTCTATTCTTCTCTTGATTAGCAATTCTCATGGTTTCACGATTGTCCAGAGCAGATGGATCAATCATTCCAAATTGTGAATTGAATTCATTGTCTGAAGATGTTCTCAAGATTGAATGTGCTCTTGAGGAAACTACAGAAGATTGTCTTAAGTTATTAAGTTGGCTTTCTTCCCAAGCTTTATGGCGAGTTGTTTTTGCTTCTCTTGCTCTTTGATTTTCAATAATTGATTGTTCACTTGTAGAAGCTTGAGAATTCAAGAATTCTTCTGTTATTGAAATCATGTCTGGATTGAAAATTGATGCTGATCTAGAAAGCATTGCGTTCATATAGTCATCTGAAGAAAATGCTTTCAATCCACTTGTAGTAGTTCTTGCAGTTTCGCCATCATCAAATTGTGAACCAGCTCTTCTAATAGCACCAAAATCTTGAGCAAGAATTCTATCTTCAGTTGTGGTGTCTCTCAAATCTTGATATGTTGATGCACCTTGAATTCTTTCCCAAGACTTATTAATATTGTTTGCTTCTTTTGTGAAACCAATATTTTGTTTAGAAATTGATTGTCTGTTTGCAGTTGAATTTCTCTTTAACTCAGCGTATGGATCTTCTTCAACTTCTACTTGAGCGCCAATAAATCTCTTTTCCATAAATGTTGGAATATTATCGATTTCTGATACTTTTCTAAATCTGCTCATGTTTATTTTATCCTGATCTTACTTTTCAAGAATGTCCCAGAGCTTTCACCCTGGGACAACTTTTCTTGAGGAATGTAATTATTTCTTGTCGTATTTCTTGGTAAAGAGTGCATCAATCCACTCTTGATCACCATAGCCGAGTTCATTCTTCCAGTAATCAACGATTCTGGAATAGTCTGCGTCTGAAAGTGTTGCAACTTTGATCATTGAAGATGCTGCAGCAACTTTGACATTAGTTTCAAGACCAGAAGCAAGAACGTCCTTGATATTGGACAACTTATCAACTGCAGGAGCTGATGTTTCGCCTAATCTAGCATTTACATATTCGATTGGAAAACCTTCGGCAAGAGCTTTAGCAGCAAATGCTTTTCTAGCAGCAGATGAGAATGCTTTAGCTTCTTTCATGTCTGACTTTGCTCCACATTCTTTTTCCATAGCTGCTTCTTTTTCAACTTCCATATTTGCAGCTACTTTTTGAACTAATGCTTCTCTGTAAGCTCTTCTTTGTGCAAGCTTAACATTAGTTTCTTTGTTGGCTTGAACTTGGCGCTCAATTTTGCCAGCTAATCTTACTCTTCTGTCATGACGAGCAGCAAGGATAGCATCTTTAAGATCTTCATCACCAGCAGCTACAGCAGCTTCTACAGCTTCAGCTGATAATTGTGATGCATGGTTAAAATGGTAAGCTTTCTTTTCAGACTTGCCTTTAGGACCTTTTCTCTTCATAGGACCCTTTGCATCATCTTCGTCATCTTCGTGGTCTTCATGATCTTCATGATCTTCATGATCTTCATCATCTTCATCATCAGAATCTTTAGACTTCTTCTTACCTTTGCCATTCTCTTCCATCCACTTAGCTAAACCAGGTGGAATACCTTTCTTGGCCATTTTGGTTGAATTATGATACATTGCGCCATCTTCCATGTCTTCAGACATAGCTTCAGCATCTTCTTCATCTCCAGCATACATAGTGCCAGATTTTGCTTGCAATCTATCTACTTCTTTATCACCAATAGCATTAAAAAGTTCTTCGAGACCTTTGGTCTCTTTACCCTCTTTGGCTTCGGCTAATCTTTGGTTAAAGTTGTCCCAATCAATTCCTTGGAAAACCAAGTCAGAATCAAGAGGGTCTTCTTGAAATCTGTTTGGGAAAATTCTATCTGCCATAATTAATTTTTCTCCTCAAGAAAAAATACATTAAGAAAATTTCTAAATTCAATGCTCAAATTCCTTTAATGCATCCATTTATGTTTTTTTACTGAAAATTACTTTCTTGCCCTTCAAAAACAATTTATCTCCAACACTGATGCCTAATTTTTTGAACAATCCTTTATTTGCTTCTACAACAAATACAACACTGTTAGAATCTGGACCAACTGACTTTGGATCATCAGCTTCCATATCTTTGATGTCCACAATCTTATGATTTTTATCTAAAAAAGCTAAAGAAAGCGGGAAAGAAACATTTTTATTCCAAAATGAATAGCTGTCTGGATAATCAAATTCAAAGTAAACTACTTCATATTCATCTAAAGGCTCAGCATTCATTAAACCTTTAGTTCGTAGCTTGTCATTGTTAGCTACAAATCTAACATCGAATTCATCACGGAATTCTTTACTAGTGAGTCATGAACCTACTTTTCTAAATTTGTTTGAAGAAGCTTTAACATTTCTAGCTTCATCAAGATCAAATCTATCTTTTGTTCTTTGTTTTCTAAATTCATTAACATTGTCTATGCTTAAATAATGATCACGTAATGCTAATTTGGCTCTTTCAGTTAATTCTACAGATCTACCGTATCCTGTAAGTAATCCAGCAGTTTTCATAGCTAAAAGATCATTGTCTGAAATTTCAGTTGGAACACCACAAACGTTGCTATCTTTATGCAAAGCAACATAGCTTGCAGCAGTCACTAAAACATCTGTATTTGAGTCAATAGACTTAAGCATAGTTAAATATCTATCACTAAGCTTTGCTGCTTCTGCTTTTCTAGGAGTTTGTGAAACGCCAAGAAGTTGAATTTGAATGTCAGAAAGTCCGAGGCTTTCCATTGATGGTCCGTCGAATAATTCAGCATGCAAATCTAATGAATGAACTGGTTTAATTGGTATTGGCATAATTTTATTCCTTATCTATTTGGTATTCTATTTTTCCAAGCATTTCCTTCATCAACATTCTTCTCGTATGTTTCTTCCCAGGAAAATTTATCGCACAAATCTTCTCCACTGTGAATTGCCATAGAAGGACTTGATGCTGGATTGCCTGGATCTATATAGGCAGGACCAGGAACATTGTCTGGACCATGCAATAATCCTTCTATATTTGGACCATCAGCTTCTCCTCCCAAATCAAAATATTCTTTTGGAATTTTTCTTGGGTTGATTTTTTGACGCCAATAATCGTTTTGTTTTGTTTCTTCTTCAATTTCTTCATAAGGAACTAAAGAAACATTTGGTGATTGAGTAACTGATTGTTGTGGATAATATTGAGCAATTTTCTCAAACAAATTATCAGCCTTGGAGTAATGGCCTTTTTTGTCTAGTTTTGAACAGATCTTGATAATTGTTTGTAAAGAAGTTGCGTTCATAATTTGTTCTTATTAAATAATCTTTAAATGACCTTTAAAAACTATGTCCGCTGATTCCATAAAATGCTGAACCATCGTAAACTTCTTCTACGCCCTTATCCTCTCTATTTGTCGGATCGATGTAGTTTGCGTATGTTGTGTCTTTTTGTTCAGGATTCAATGCCTGCTCTGTAGTCATAAATGGATTTGATTCTTTTAATGTTTCTGATTTGGGCGCTATATCTTTTGGAGCATGAACGTTTGCTTTACCATCTGGATCTGGATAGGAAAGAATAGTATCTTTTAGACCATATTCTTGAAAGCCATCATGGTCAGGAGTGTTTACGGTCATCAAACTTGTTATATAATTATCAAGTTCTTCACCGAATTCTAATACAGGTGTTTTTCCTAAAGATGGACGAGTAAATTGTGCCTCATCAAATTCATTTCTATCTTCAGGATATTCATCAGTAATTCTATTTCTTCTTCTGATTGCATAATCTTCAGCAATACGATTTATGGCTTTGTCAGAAATAGAAAAATGCAATCTAGAAGCTTTATCAGGATCTTTGTATTCTTCTCTTGGATACTTAAAATCTTTATTATATTTATGACGATTTTCTAAAGATTGTTCCATAGTCATCATATGTTCATCTTTAGGGCGATAATGCTCTTTGATATAGGCTGGACTGTTTTTCATTAAAGTATCAGCAGCATTTTCTAAAGATTTTTTATAATTATGAAGTTGAGCTCTAAATTTTGCTCTCATTCTTTCTTCTGAAGTTAATTCATATGGAATTAATTCTTCATAGTTTTTGTGCTGAGGAGTAAGTCTAGACTCCATATTGACATCACGATTATCAGGCTCAATGTGTGTTTTTCTTAATAATTTATCAAAACCAGCATCTTCATCTACGTAAAGATTTATTTCGTGTCCACCACGATTTCCACCACCACGACCAATAGGGCTACTTCCAGGCTGGAAAGGAGCACCATTTCCCCCTCCGCCTACACCACCAAATTGAGCTGTTCTGATATTGTTAGACATAATGAATTGTTCTTATAAATGAAAATAATTACCTTTATCTTCTGTTTAAATTGACCATTTTTGATCTTGGCAATCTAACCATAATTTTAGATGTAAGACATTCATAACATACAGCAGCCACCGCATCACAAATGTCATCTTTATATCCCGATAAAGCTTCAATGTAATATCTTTTACCTTTCCATTTCTTTTGTAAAAATAAAAATTGAATTTTTGCTTCTTGAACTTCATTTAAAGATATAATTTTATTGTCTAAATCTCTATATTCTCCACCAGGTAAATCATAAATATCAATTCGATCATCTCTGATTAATTGTGATAATTCTGTATATATCTTTTCTTTATATTCTTTGTTGAATTGTCTTTCTACAATTGGAATTCTCATAGATTGCAGTTTTATTAAAGATGACTGTGAATTCCATTGATCAATAGAAACTTGTTTAAATTTAAATTTAGCGTGTAAGTTGATAACATAGTCTTCAACTTCACTTTCTTTAACAGGTTGATTTTTTGTTCTAGGATTCCAAAAATGGACATGATCAATCACAACTCTTTTAAGTGGTTGAAAGTCAGGACCAATATGACCATACATGTTTTCAGTATGAGCAATTACAAGAGCGTAATAGTCTGAAGTTCTAGCTGGATCTAAATGACAAAAATAATCAAAATGACCTTCTGCCATTTCTTTTCTTTTCACCATAGACATAGAAGCAAACATCCTGTCTACGTCTTCGGAATTAAACATTGGATCTGATGAAGAAGCTCCAAATTCAGCTCCGTACTGCATTTGAAATTCTTGAGGATCTTTTTTCTTCTGACTATCTAACCATTCTTTATCAATATTAGGATTGGTAAGCCAAGTAGGAAGTCTCATCACAAGAGTAGTAGGATCTTCTTGCCTATTCTCGTGTAAATCATAAAGCAAACCAAGTGGACCTTTAGGGTTGGAAAGAAGCATCATTTTGCCATCTTTACCAAATGTAGCAAGAGATGGTTTTAGATCATCATAAAGAGCATAGTCAACACCAGAGTCAGGATTATCACCTGCCATAGCTGCAACTTCGTCCATAATGATAGTCCAGCAAGTAAGACCAACAAGACCTGATGCATTGCTAGAACCACATCGTAATACCAAAGAACCTGCAAAAAGATTGATATTATCTGCTTTTCTTCTTACATTCTCTTCTCTATCGTGTTCAGTGTAGAATCGCATTTCAAGCTCAGTATCTTTGCCAATATAGGGTGCAAAAAATGGAGAAGCTAGAACAGTTTGCTTAATCTTAGAGAAGATTGCTTTTTTAGCCTGTTCTTCGTTACGAGCAACATTTAGAAGAACAACTTCATCAAACTCCATTAAGCCGTATCTTGCTTGAGGATGGCCCATAGAAATCAATCTATACAATTCATAAAGAGCCATAGCAGACACAAGGAACGATTTTCCTGAACGTCTACCAAGTACTAAAACTAATTCTTCAAACTTATATCTTTTAGTACATTTTTCTTGAACTTGCATACGAAGCTTTGGATCAAATTCTTCTGAATAAAGTAAATCATTTTCACTTTGAAAACCATCAATAATTGGTCTTGTTTCTAATACTATGACTTGTCTTTCAGCATCAGGGTTTGTTGCTTCTTCTTTGGCATATCTGTATCTTTCTTCTCTAACTTCATTATCAAGACGTTTACACTGTAGGCAAGGGGAATTTACAACATTGAAAATTGTTTTAAACTGTTTTCCTTCTGATCTGGCTTTTAAAAAATTATTTTCATTTTTTTGAACATAATTCCAAACACAACCTTTGCAGTCTTCTTTATTGTCTGATTCATTTATTACAAGATTAGTATTGCCTTCTTGTCCCATATAAAAGCATTTTAGAATTAATTTTTGCCAAGGATAGGGTTTTAAATTACAAAAATAAGGATGTTCTATAAATGTAATGATATCTACAATTTGATCAGGATTAAATCTATCTTTAGGGGGTTTTGGTGGTGGAGCTACTTCTTGTCTTGTAGCAGGAGCAATTTCATCAACAAACTCTTCAGCATATTCTGTGTCTTTGAATAATTGTGTTACTGAATTGGCTTGCTGTAATAATTGATTTCTTAATTCGTTAGGAGATTGTTTTACGGGAGTAGGTTTTCTCATTAATTGTCTTGTTGAATCTTATTGCGTAGATTCACAATTTCATCCCTAATAATTCTTTTATCATTTTCACTATCCATCTTTTCGTGAAGGGCAGCTAAAATTTCAAAAATATTTATAGAGTAAATTCCTTGATTATCTCTTGCTTCTTTTAATTGTAAGATTTTAGAGATTAATTTTTCTACCATTGCTGCTCTTTTCAGTTTCATATCATTATTTTTAGAGCAGTCAATTCCACGAACATCATCAAGTTCAACGAGTAAAGCAGTAAGGGCTAATTGATGTTCACGAAAAATCCAAGGAGCAATAAGTTCTTCTCTTTGCTCGTAATTTTTAAGTCCGGAAGTTGAGATTTTTTTGAAATCACAATGTTGTTCCATGTGGGTATTAATCTGCATCCAGTTCATCTGTGCATCAAAATACTGTAAGAAAAATCTAATTACTGATTGATTTTTCTTTCCACTATCTAAATAAACGTGTTCTACCAAATCTCGAAAAGGAGAAGTGCAAATTGCGCATCTCGGTTCCATAAATTGAGGATAAGATATATCATTCATATTGTCAGGGGGAAGAGGCATTAAAGGTTTATCGCCTTCTTTCAAATCCCTGAACATTCTTGATGGTTTCTTAGGGCCTTCGTCAGGAACAATAAGAGCATCAACAGTTTCTTTTTTCGATTCCATTTCTTTAGTTATACAAGCAAAACAAGCCGCATAAATGCGGCTTGTTTATTCTTTCAGGATATAGGTTAGTCTTTCAAAGCTCTTTTCAATCTCTGGTATGGGGAAACTGTATCAGCAGCCTTAACCATAAATTCATCAGCCAGTCCAAAATCAACGTAATTTCCACCAATAAATTTTTCGCTTGAAGATGTTGCATTTGATAAATCAACTTCAGCGGATCCCTTCTTCATAGAAACAACATATTTTGTCTTTGAAGCAGTCTTGATTTGAGCTTCTTGAGATTGTGCTAAGAGAACATTATTAAGGAGAGTTTCCTCAATATATGGCCTTAAGGATGCATGTAAATGGCTTTTACCTGCAGCAGTCTCTTTAGCAGCTTCAGTAATTCTCATCCAAAATCCTAATCCTTTTTCATCAGTTTTTACAACTGAATGAGGACCAGTGCAAAGTCTCTTTACGAATTCTTTGGCAGATAATTTTGTTAAAGATCGTTCAATTACAGGAGCGCAATCGGAATATCTTGTAGGAACAACAGCAACTTCAACAGCAGTATTTTGTTTTACTTCTTCAGCAGTGTCAAACAACTTAGAAGCAACTCTATTAGCAACGTCTAAATCAAAATTATCAGCTGCGAGTAATTCTACAACTTCTGACTTATCGAAACCTTGATTTTTATATTTTTGTGCTTGATTATTTGCGACAACGAGAACACCATCTTTATGTGAACTTAATTCATTGCGCCAGTTGTAAATCATGTCATTTGTGTTATTTTCAGACACTTCTCTTATCTCCCTTAGATTTTTGATTCCCATCGTAAAAGGACTTAAATAAATAAAACCTCTAGACGTGCTTGAAATGTCTTAGAGGTTTTTGTGGAACATAATTATATAATACGAGAATTTCAAAAATATATTCCAAAGGTTAAATTAGTAGATTTGTAAAATAAAAAACATATGTGGTACTCAAAAATTATCGAATCTGCAACAGCCTGGGACGTTCTATCTACTAAAGAAGTATCGTGGGCTGG